ATGAATCCCATTCTACCAGCCTCGGACGGATTTGGTCAACCTTCGGTAAGTTTAGATAACTTTAGCCAAGATTTGACAAGTTTAAGTAAGTTTACACTAAAACCACAAGCCCCTCTAAATACGCCGCAAGATAACCGGGAATTTTTTGGGACCGCATTTGGAGCGATCGGGGGTGCGGCTAATGAATAGCACACTATCCACATTCGACATCCGCGAGCACATTGATCGCTTGACCCCATCCAAAAAGGGCAAGAACTACTACGAATGCCCGGTGTGTCAAGGTAGCAGCCTGTCGATCGATCCGAAATCGGGCAAATACAAGTGCTGGTCGGGGGATTGCGATCGGAACCGCTGCGCTGCGGGTTTGTCCGATCGGAAAATCAATTCGTACAGTCCTGGCTCGGTCACGGTCAGCATGTGCTGTTGGCCGCCAAGGGTGTCGGTCAGACCGATACCCTTCCAACGTTCAGGCATTTTGCTCACACGCTCCGACAGCGTATTTTGGCTAATCCCTAAAACAGCCCCTACATCAGCAGCGACCCAGCGGTGAACGTGGACCGCAATAGGGAAACGCCGCGTTAGGGAGACTCTTTTTTGAGTTTTATGCTAATCGCCCCTCCCTTCTATGCTCTTGCTTCCAATGGTGATCACGAAGCAAGAGCAAATTGAAGTTCTTAAACTTGGTAATTTTCGGGCCAGACAATATCTACCCACGCTGACTCGTCAGAACCTATGCTTATATCAGTTGCGTAATCGTTTGCAATTTCCTTAGAGTCGAATGAACTCAAAAAGGTTATTTTTATTGGTAATTTGTCTTGCTTGCTACAGTGAATCACAACGGTTAACCCCATTTGCAAACAAGCACTTATTTTGTCCCAATCTGCACTTTTTTGTACATCTTCCACATTGAAGTCACGAGAGTCGTAAAAAAAAATGGTGGTAGTTTGGGAAACATTTGATTCGTTTAGCTGATTGGATTGGTTGTTCATTTTTCTTATTGATTAGTTAGGTTATGTTTGTCTTCTTTGCAGCTAAAAAGTACCGCTAAAGTGCCTACGTCGTAACGCTTAGCGGTATTTTCACAAAGTCCGCGAATAGCAGCACTGGTTAACCCGGTTTGCAAGCTCAGTGCGCTCCGAGTCATTTCTTTTTCATCAAGCAGCTCTTGCAGCCAACAACGAATTTTGACAGTGGAATGTTTTACTGCGGGTCTGTCAGACGACTTTACGAATTTGGGCGGACAACACCCAACGTTGAACGGAGGGTTAAAATATTCAATCAACGCTTGTTCGATTTGTGGAAGCAAGCTTGACTCGCTAATCTCAAACCAAGCAATCCGAACGCCCGTAATAATGTCCAAGGCAGATGACTGATGATGGCTTGACCATCGTTGGCGCAAATTGACTGATCGCCCGATGTACTGCACCGTTTCAGCAGCGTCGATTGCCAGATAGATGCCTGCTGTTTGTGGCAAGTGTTTGCGATTACCTAATGAAACGGACGGCAACGCAGACAAGTTAATTAATTTGGGATCAATCATTATCAGAACTCCGTTTATCAGATTTGCGATCACCTCCGTGTTGAATAGTTGGTTGAATTTGCAACCCTTGCTGTTCTTCCAGATATTCTGCAACAAGCCAGTTAAGCAAAGAGCCAATAGACCTGCGCTCTCGCTTCGCCTGTATTTTTAGCGATTCATATAAATCAGGCTCAATAGTAAATGTGAATCTTTGCCCTTTCATTTCTGTTGCAATCATTTTGGCGTACCTCAGTATTATGTGACTTTGATGTCATTATACTAACAAGCGTCATCAGAAAGTATCACAGTGTCATCACTTGTTCTTATCTGTTTTAGCTGCTATCATAAAATCAAGTGATGACACAGCTATTGCAATCAGCCATCACTTGATTTAGTATAAAGATATAGCAAAGGCGGCCTACACCCCTGTCTGGAAAACAAAGTGCAGACCGCCCGCGTACCGCTCCCCTTAAAAAGGGGCATCCCAAAAGAGCCAAAACTCAAAAGAGACAACCTTATTATGACATTCACAGCCCTCAAACCCCAAACCCCCGCCCAAGTAATCTGGCAAGATGCCACACCTAAATGCCAAGTGGGAGATGTAATCCGCAAACCGTTCGCTCCGATCGCCTGCGTGGTCGGCAAGGAAATTTTGGCAGATGGCCACACCTGCCTGGTTGTCACATTCCCTAACTGCCGCGACCGCCACACAGAAGAATGGGTGGTTGGAGAACTTGCAGCACCAACAGTTAAAGAGTTGGTCGAAGTCGAAGCGCCAGCAGCCAGCGCACCGGCACACACCGCTGAAACGCTCAAAACCTTAACTTGGAACCAAATCCAAAAACTGCACACCAGCCTCGGTTTGAAAGCAACAGCATTATCCCGCACGCGCTGGGACTACGAAAACCGCATCATTGCTGCACAACCGCAGCCCGTAGTTGAAACGGAACAAATCGCAACCCCGCTCACTTGCGCCACCTGCCCCTTGGCTCGTCACATTGACGGCGATCGCTACTGCTGCGGACTGACCGACGCCGTGACTTGCGGCCACTGGGAAGCTGAGACCGATTGTTACCAAGAAATAGCTGATCTTGAAACCGAGATGACTGAATTGATTGCTTCTGCTGAAATTCCAGTTTCTGCTACCGTGACCCCTAGTAAAATTCAGGTTGAAGCGCCGATTGCCCCAGCCAAACGCGCAATGCCTTTTTTCTTCAATTTGCCTCTGCCTAAATATGTCGCTTTCTCCGAAAAGCAGTCAGTACCGTGCTGTATTGCTAGCACTACCCGCGATCGCGCCAACGAATATAAAGAGCAATTTTGGCTGGCGCAGCAAGGTTACAAAGTTTATGGTGGCGAGCAACTTCCAACTATTGAATGCTGGCAATTTGACGCTTACCTGCAACTTATCAACCCATCGGCAATTTACGCCGAAGTTATTAAAAACGCTAGCAAATTGGACGCAACAGAATGCTTGGAGTTCATTATCGCCGCAGAGTGTCCGTTTATTTTCCACGAGTTGGAGAATGGTAAAGACTACTGGAATTACGCTCCACGAGCAAAATATGTCTGGGCTACCGAGGGTTGCCAAGCCGATATTGGGACTAACGTAACAATGCACGACAGCATTCATGCGATTGCCGAACGCATACGATCTGTCCTTGATGAAGCTAAAAATTTCGCTAAAAATCCCCAACCGAGTTGGTGGTACTTTGAAATGATGACAGAGATCGGGGAGTACCAAAAATCTCTACCTGATTTATTACCCATTACCCAACCGAAAAAAACAAATACTACAACCAACGACGACGCACCCCCAAATCGTGGCGACAACGGTCGCGGTCGGATCTCTGCAACCTCCACTCTGACGGCTTCCACTCCTGTTTCCACCGCGCCAATACGGCAAGCAAAACAGGATGACAATTTTATAAGTGCAATGGTCAAAGAAAGTGCGCTTGACAAGCAATTTTACGACTTAGCATATTTGTCCGAATGCCAACTCAAGGCTCAGCTAGCAGTTGAGCGAACAGCAATGGGAAGCGAAGATGAAGTGATCACGTTGCTGCACCTTGAAAAAATCGACAAAGCTATTGAGTATTACCATCGCCCCAAGTCTGAACCTCAACTTTTCCCCGCAGTTCAATTAGAGAAAATGACAGAACTGAAAGCCGACACGCTCAAGCTGTTCAAAATCACAGCTTTTGATCCATCTATTCTGCCCACTCATGACGAAAATTTGGACGAGCAGCCAGTCACCGAAATCGAGCCAGAAGGGACTATTCACTGGCAGACGCCGATCAAAGGGACGATCGTAGGCAAGAAGGGTGCAATCCGCCAATTCTACATCCGCAACGATGAAATTTTCATTGTTATCAATGCCGGATTCACAGCGTCAGAAACTAAGCACCCCAACGTGCGGCATCAACAAATCAGAGCAGCTATTGAAGCCGGACGCACTTTCAATCCCAGAATGTACCAACAGTATGCCTGTTTTGCGCGAGAAACAGAAAATTACAACGGAATTGGTCGTATCAAACAAGGCCAAGATGGGCGCTGGTGGGCATGGTCTATTTGGAGTCAGACTGGCACTGGTCATCCATTTTTCTCAAAAGAAATTGCGATCGGCTACCTAGATAAAATGGCTCAGCAACACCAGCTTGCAAGACAAAGTGTAACTTGCCCGAAGTAATAAGTCGGCTCAGTGCCAGCGGGAGCCTTATAAGGGCAGGCAAAACCCAAAACCAAACTAAATCAATCAAACTCAACTTAATACCATCATGACTAAGCAAACAGAAAACCAACAACGCCCCGCCACGTTTTCAGTATTTGGCTCAAAAGCTGCTGATGCCCTGTTAGTTCCCGAAATTCCGATAGCAGTTCGCAACAATTGCCAGTCCGGGCAGTGGGCGATCGGTGACACAGACTACGGCTCCAAGTGTTCAATGACCATCCTTAAATTTTCCAAATATTTCGGTTCTCTCGGTAAAACCGATCAGACATTGTGGGGTCAGATTTGGTTTGTTGCCGAGTCTGGCGACTTGCCCAAAGGCGTTGTGATGGTCACGCATATCAAGACTCAATCCTTGCGAGATTTTAATCGTTTGGTGACAGAAGTACAATCTCGTGGCGTTGAACCCGCTACAGGCATTTTCACTCCAACCTTTAAAAAGTTCACAAACGATAAGGGCAATTACTATGCACTTATTTGGACTTGGGAAGAAAGAAAAGATTTTTCAATTCTGGAGCAAGCGGCTGCGGTCATCTCTAGTCCGACGAATCAAGCTCGAATGATTGATTTTGAAAGCACAAAAGGGATGCAGTGTCTGGACAACCTCACACAAGAGGAGACTGCTTACATTATGAGTGGCAACGCTTATTCTCAGCAAGCATTTGCCGCTACTAATGATGTGTTAAACGTTCCGGCCCTACCGTCCGCTAGCTAGTAGTTAGTCCACGGCTAGACGGTTAATTACTGCCTAGCCGATCGTTGCAAATTCAAACAATTACCCAAAAAGCAATATGTGCCTTACAAACAAAATCCAACAAACCCTTGCAGAAATTGCAGAAAGACAAGAACGTTTGGCCAAACTTCAATCTTTGGAGCAAAAAACTAATCCCACAATGCAAGCGCTGTATGACTTGCTGGAAATGTATCGGGAGGTTTCGCCGTCAGATATGCCCGATTTAATAGCTGAAATTACCACAGCTTGCAGCAACTATCAAAAGTTGATCGAGCCTCAGTGCCAACAACAGCTTGAGATCGTCCCTGAGTTGGAAAAATTGAGTCAGGAAGCTCAAAAGGAAGTTTTGACAGGGGAGGTATACAATCGGGTGGCTGAAGAAAAGTTTGCGCTTGATGACGAACCAAAAATTGAAAATGAATCAGCGGTCAAGCCAACAATTGCTAAAGAAGTCAAGGCAATGTTTGACCACGCTTACGAAAGTTTTGGGGTGAGTCCCAAAAACGTGGTTGCAGAAAATAAACCTGCAATTAAACACGATTGGCGAAAAGACGGTACTTGCACTGGTTGTGGTTTTGTACACGAACCGGGCCAAAATACTTTGTGCGATTATTACATCGCCCCCAATCTAGAATCCCAATACGAGCCAGACGAAGCTTACGACACAGTTGACAGCATTCTCAAATCTACAGGATTTCAGCACCCTAAACAATTTTTTACTTTTTGGGATGCGAGCGACAAGTACGACAATTATCGAGGTTGGGATGTTTATTTTTCAGTTCCTAACGGCGGCATTGTAGCGATCGGGTTACACTATGCGACACAGCCCGAATCTCAGGCCTGGGACGCTGCTACCGAGTTTATTCAAAAACTAGATTTGACTTTCCCCGAATCTCTAGCTGATTTTGATGAGATTGTTGCCTGGACGCGACAACTGATTGATCAGGTGGAAAATCTTGAAGCTCCTGGACAGCAAGTTTTGCCGCTGGAATTTTCTGAAGTAGTGACAGAAACTGAAAGCGATGTTTTGACAGGGGAAGCATACGATCGGGCAGTTGAGGAAGAGTTGGCGCTGGATGATGAGGCAGAGCGAATACTGCGGGAAAGAAGTTCTACCACTGTTCCAGGGGTTGAACTAACAGCACTGCAAAAACTACTGGCTGACAATAGTAATTTCACTTTTGAGGAATTGGGTGTTAGTGTCGCCCTCGAATCAATAATTGCTCCAGCAGATGACATAGTAGATTTTGAATCAGAAGAAGTTCGCGTCACTGTAACAGATGCGACTGGAACTACTAGAGAGTATTCTGACTCTGCTCGAACTTTTGTCTATCAAAGACATCCGGATAGTGTTGAGCAAGCAGCGCTAGACTATGCCAACTATTTTTTAAAGGATTTAAAGGAAGAGGCAAAAACTAAAGAAAAAATTGCCCGCTGGAACGCTGATGAAACACTGCAATCGAGTCAGCAGTCAAGCCAAAGTGTAGAACTAGAATCAGTAAAATCTGAAACCGATACTAAGTTTGAGGTGATGGGTTTTGCTGTTCAAGTTTATCCCCAGTATGGCGAAAGTAACCTTGTAGGCGCAACTTTCAGGTTTATGAGTTTGGAGGAAAAAGACACTCAGGGAAAACCTAAATTAGTATTTTCAACTTCTCGACTCGCTGCTGAAATTGGCGACGTAACGTATAAAATTTTTGCTGAAAAATTGATTGTAGATTACCAAGCCAAAGAAGCGGAGCGATTAGAAAAACTAGCCAATCCTCACGCCAAGGAAGAGGATAAGTTTGTGGAATTGGTGAAAATCACCAGCTGTGTTGGCTACCTCAAGCAGCGTGGCGACAACGGTGAAGTTCTTGCAGGTTATGCTGCTTTTAGTAACAAAGATGAAGCGGGGCAGCAGACCCCAACTAAAGCAAAAAATCGAGCTCAGAAATGGACTGATTTTTTGCGGGGAAATTACAAAGCCAGTGAAGCTGGCGAGAACCTTGACTGGGATGCTATCAACGCGATGATTAGCGAACCGAGAAAAAGTAAGCGATTGACTTCAGACAATCCTAAATTAGAGTTTGTCTACGAGATTGAGTTCACGGACGTGCCTTTAGATTATTTGGAGCGCTTAGCTCAGCAAGATTTATCCCTGTTGCCGGGACAAATTGCATCAACTTCAGTAAAAGATGCCGAGGCGATCAAAGAAACGATCAAGACCGACAAGGAATCTTTAACCGAACACGAATTGACAATTGTAAAACTAATTCAGGACGCGCTTTTAAAATTTGATGCAGAACTCATCAAATCAACAAACGTGACAGCTTGGAAAATTGCTGACAGAACCCAAGTTTGGAACGCGCTTACTGAAGAAGAGCAAAAAATCTACGAGTTGTTGCTGAAACTGGAGTTTACACAGGCACTAGACTTTTCAGCACAAACGCCAGAATTTATTACGAGGGTTGACGGCAAACAAGGCAAAAGCGTTTTCTTGACTTTGCGCGTGATTGATGGGGAAACACGCACGGTGTGGCGCTACCAAAGACAAACCGGAGATGGGGGGTATCCTTCTAAGCAAGCTGCCGCCGTAGCAGCTTGGTTGCAATGATTTTCTATCCCGGATGGGGTCCGGCGGCGATCGCTGACATTCAAGGCGATCGCGTCTTTCTCAAATTTGAAGGGTTTGCTTTTTGGGTCGATCGGCAAGAATTGCCCGGTCGCCTTCCCCGGCAAACCCCAAAAACCAAAGCAGAAACTGAAATGTTTCGGCGAATGGGCTATTTAGTTATTGATAATACGTAATTTCAAGCAATTTGCAAAAATTCAAGCAGTGGGGTAAAAATGGAATTATCAAAATTTCAAGAATTAATTTTGCAAGGTGTAAATATTCGTTTAGCGGATATGTTGCGTTCCTCGTTTTGCGACTCAGAATTGAAATTGAAAGGAATGTTGATTGAAGCTTTAGCCGGCACTGGCAAATCATTTATTTTAGTGCAAATTTGCCAGCAGTTAGCTCACATGGGTGTCGATCCAGATGAAGTGCGTTTGGTGGTATTTGGGCGAAAAAATAAAGCTGACCTGCAATCAAAGTTGGGGATGCAGTGCGGTGGTAAATGGGTAAGCTCAGTCTGCACTCTCAACTCGCTGGGATTTCAAATTCTCAAAGACGCCACAGGTGTAGATAATCCCTTGTGGAAAGTCGAAAACCTGAAGTACACCAAAATAGCTAGAGAATTTGGGTACATCTCTCGTTATGAATTTCGGCGGGGAGAACGGGTAAAAATTGATGGCAGTTTGTTCGGTGCTTTGGAAAAATCCGCAGATTTTTTAGATCGCGAGTTTTCAAATTTGCTGGAAAAATTCCGCATTTATTGCCTGCCAGTTACTTCAGAAAATTTGGCAGTGCTGATTTCTGATAATTTAGAATTAGTGCCAATCATTGTAAAAGGTTCATTACTGGAAAAAAATATACTTGCAGCTTTAAATCAGTGCTTGCAAGAAGGTTATCAAAAAGCTTGTGGGCAGTATTGGATCGATTTCACCGATCAAGCTTGGGTATTGGTTGCAGGAATGAGAAATTTTTATTCCTACGAACAAATGGAAAACAATTTTGCTTCTACTTTTCAAAAATGGAGCCAGCGTCTAAAATTTGTAGCGGTAGATGAGGCGCAGGACACCGATCCGCTGCAAATTGAGTTGCTGTCGAGATTGATAGATCCATCCCGCAATTTTTTGTGTGCGGTGGGTGATCGCAGGCAAGCCGTCTACTCATTTCGAGGTTGCGTCTCTGACGGACTTGATCGCTTTCAGCGGGATTTTAACTGTCAAAGTTTCTTATTGCCAATCAACTACCGTTGCGGAAAATCTCACCTCCGCTTGGTGAGGGAAATTTTTCCCGACATTTTGATCGAACCAGCGCCAAACGCGATCGAGGGCGGAGTCAAAGTGCTTAAGTGGGCTGAGTTTCCCGGTTTGTTTGCTGATCGTACCTTATCTTACATCGGCATTTGTCGCCGGAACGCACCCTTGATCACCACAGCTTTACAGTTGCTGGGAATGGGGCTGCCTGTAAAAATTAAGGATTCCTCATTGGCAAAAAAAATAGTTGCAGAAATTGATAAAATCTGCAAAAAACTTAAGTGCGATTATGCGGAAAGCTACAAAATTTTCCCTTCATTAATTGCTCAATACGAGCAAGCTGAACGGGAAAGATTGTTTGCATATGAGGACGGCGAGCAGCGGCTCGAAACGCTCGGCGATATGTTGGCTGCTATTTTGGCACTCTACGAAGCTTACGAGCCCCAAACACTTGCCGAGTGGGAATCGTCAATTGATCGGATTTTTGATGAGTCTGAAGACAAAGCAATCAATCTGTATTCCATCCACTCCGGGAAGGGTGGCGAAGCAGACGTGGCTTTTGTCATTAATGCGGAGAATATGCCGCTAATTCACAAAAAACAGACCGCAACCGAGCGCGAACAGGAAAACAACTTGCTCTATGTCGCGCTAACTCGCGGGCAAAAAACTTTAGCACTGATATCGGATGAGCCAACTAAGATTAGCTGGTTGCCACAGAAATATTTGAAAAAAGAGGAAAAACAAATGACGATCAAATCAGACCTGCCATCTTCGCCAGAACCTGCCGAAGTTTTGGAAGATTTGACGCACAGCGAAATTTCAGAAGAAGATTTGTTCGTTCTAATAGCCCAGATCGAAGTTTTACCTCGATCGCAGCAGCGGACGATCGTCCGGGAATTGATCGATCGTCTGGGTCGGGAATCGATCGCCTCACTCTTGGACTAGCTACCGCCCAGCCACATTGCGGGTTTGTGGCTGGGCAAAAAATCAAAGCTATCAGCTTGCACCAACCGTGGGCAAGTTTGATAGCTCGCGGGTACAAACAATATGAAACACGTTCCTGGGATACCCGCTACAGAGGCAAGCTTGCAATTCACGCAGCCAAGAATTTTATACACATCCCGCAGTTGCTGCAATTATTAAGCAAAAAAGACAAATCAGAATTTCCGTTAGGTGCAATTGTGGCGATCGCCGACTTAACTGACTGCATCCAGATGGATCGGGAATTTATAAACTCGCAATCAGATACCGAGAAACGGTGCGGGGATTGGAAGATTGGGAGATACGCTTGGAAACTGGAAAACGTGCAGGCTATCGATCCAATTCCCCAGCGCGGGTATCAAGGTTTGTGGAATTGGGAGGTACCGAGTGAGTAAGTTATCAGTTTTGGAATTGTTTGCCGGGATAGGAGGTATCAGGCTTGGATTCAAGTTTGCCGGAGGATTTCAATTTAGAAGGGCAATCGAAATCAGCCCGACCGCCCAACTGGTTTATGCCACGCGGTTCCCAGACACCCCAATCTGGGATGATGTTTGCACCTTCAACCCAAAATTTGAAGAATTCGACTGCATCGTCGGTGGCAGTCCCTGCCAGGATTTGTCCGCTTGCGGCAACAAAGCCGGACTCGACGGAGAGCGATCAGGATTGTGGTGGCAGCAGTTGCGAATCATCAATGAATGCAGACCGAAATTTATCGGCTGGGAAAATGTTGAGGGAGCGCTTGATCGCGGAGCTAGAGAAGTGGCTGCCAGCCTCCGAATGGTCGGATACCAAGTTGAGGGTCCGATTGTCGTATCGGCAGCGGAACTCGGAGCGCCACACCAGCGAAAGCGAATCTTTATCGTTGCCCACCGCAACGACCTATCCCTCCGGAAACGGAAAGGTTTCACCGGCTGGGAGGAACAAATTGGAGAACACATTGCGATCGCGCGCAACTATACCTACCCCCAGAGCCAACGACGGTATGCAGGGATACAACACCGGGGCAACTGGGGGGATGAACTTAACAGGTTACTTGAAGCTGCCAAAACCGCAGAATGCCAACAGCGCGACATTGCAAAACTTTTTGAAGGGCGATCGGTTGGCAACTCCCGCAGCACGAGACTTCAAAGGAGCCTCGCCGACGAAAAAGACGGGGGCGAGTGCGACATTGGCGGACAATTTACTGCCATCGATCCTGCCCGGACAGTCAGCAAACCCTCAAGTATGGGGATGGATGATGGGATTCCCGCTAAATTGGGCGGAGTCGGTGCTGATGCCTCAGCTTGGCTCGCTGGGATTGGACGATCGGGATGGTGGGAGCGAAATCAACCTCCCGATTGCGCCGGAATAGACGGCAAGCGGATAAAAGGTCGGCGGGAGTGCATCAATCACTATGGTGCAGCCTGTACCCCGATGCAAGCTGTGCCGATGGCGCTAAGGATTCAATATTTAGCAAAAATTTTGCGGGATTGATGACTATCAGCACAGCGGTAGTCCTTGCCTGAACCATGTTTGGTTCAGGGTTGTTGGAGGTTGAGGGCAATCGACTACTGATCACTCGCACCATTTCCGGCAGTGGCAAAGTAACTGGCTGTTACTCGGGCAAAAACTTTTTGTGGTATGACAGATTTGTGTTTACCAGCAATTGACCCTGCTTATATGGGCTATCTAAGGGTAGAATTGGAAAAAGCAAGACAAGCGCGATCGCTGGTGACGTATTTTTTCCGTTTCCAGTTTTGGTCATTGGCTATCCTGTATTTTTAGTTTACTTGGAGCATAAGTTTAGCCTTGTAACTTTCCTTATGCTCCAGTTTGATAACAAATGTGTTTAGTATTGCCCTCGTTTGTGCAGAATTTAGAGTTTTAAAATTTGCGAGTGGTTATTCAAATGTTTGAAAATTATGAAGACTTTATTTTAATCTTGCTAATTTTAGCTCAAGCAAGAAATCTAATTTTAGAATTTACAAATCGTTCCAAGAATAAGACAAACCAACAAATAATAAATAGTTGTGCATACTTAAACCCCAAAATTAAAGATTTTTTTAGTTCTTTTCCGCGATTTATCAGACTTGTTGAACGAAACAGTGAATTAATAGATCAGCGAGGAAAACAAGTAGATCAAATTAACGACTATTTAGCTAAAGTATTGTATATTAGCAATTTAATAGATTGCGAAAAAAGTGGACTAGATACTGATGCTATAATAACAGAATTACGAGAAAGAATAAAATGGGCTGAAGAAACAAGAAAACATCAAGCTGAAAATACTGAATATTATAACGGAATAAATTAATAACTATTGCAAAAGGGATTAATATGAAAAAATTATTTTTACAAATACTTTTGTTGCAAGAATTTGTTATTATTACAACAACCTTTTCGGGAGTTTTTTTGCTAGTTAGTTATGTTGGACTAACCTGGACGCCTAAAACAATCCCTTCGGAAATGTTGACGCTAGCTATTGCGTTAATATCAGGAGCAGCAGGAGCGGCACTTAAAAAGAGGAAATTAAGTAACCCAGAAATAGCTATATCAAAACAATCATTAAGAGATTACGCTTTTATGGGGGCTGCAACTACTGAATTAGTTTTGGCGACTAATTACGTATTTTTAATTTGGCTTGAAAAATCAGTGCCTAACGAACTTTCTCCGGCTATCGGTTCACTGGCTACTATAGTTTTAGGCTTTACGGACTTTGGAAGCGATCGACCGCCCGTTCAATCAAAATAGATAAATTTTCCAATCTTGCCCTAAAAACAACGCCCGCTCAGCATGACGGCGGCGTGTCAATCCCGGCAACTCCCGTCCATCGGCCTTGTTCCACCGCATGAATTGAGCTGCCACTATTTCAATGCTAGCGTAGGCGTTGAGCATTGCTAGCAAAGTAGATTGTTCAAAGGCACCCACACCGATGTTAAAAACAAAACTAACCAGTGCTGAAAATTGATTGTCGTTGATCGGTACAGTTACCAGCCGCTCAACTGTTGTTTCGGCTTTTTTTAAATCATCCCTAAGCATTGCCTCAGCTTCGGATTCTGTCATAACAGCCCCTAGTTCTGCGGTTCTGGTGTGACCGTACCCGATTGTCGGTACGCCAGCAGGGCACAGGTAAGCTTCTAGCTTGCAGCCTTCAAACTTTTTAATGAGGTCTAAGCCTTCTTGGTTGATTTGCATGAGAGTAGGGGTGTAGTGAGTGTCTAAATTTTATCATGCAAATAAAATGACAGTTTGCGAACTGGTATAGTGCAAACAGCTTTTCTAACCTTTAGTTAAATTTGCAATTCTAACTCTTTCTTCGATTATAGCCATAATTTTTGCGTTAATAGCATTATTAATTTCAATTATCTTCCATAAATCTTTTTCTGTTTTATCATTGTTTATAAAAGAGACTTCTTCAAATCTTGTAATAATTTTTTTATTAAAAAGATCCGCAACCTTTATTATTTCCCAAGTATCTTTGATATCTTCGGAAAACCCCACCTTAATAAGAGTTTTTATTTCTAAATAACGTTTTTCAAGCTGACACAAAGTTGTAAGAAGTTTTGGGTAATCTACTGGATTTTCTTCCAATAACTGCAACTCTTGAGAGAGATTTATTCGACTCATACGTTTAAAAGTCAGTCACTAGCCTTCCGCCTTCCGTAGGTTGGCAATTTCCTTATATTCTAACCGATCACAAGCAATCCACTATTTTGGCATATCTATTCCTTCATTATTTGGTCGTAGCGTGGAAACCTAACATCCATCGCACTTGTATCCAAACCTTTGTCTTAGCTGAAACGTATTTTTCAAAACATATTCAATTTCTTTTTCGCTAAAAAAATCTTTGTATTTTGGAATTCCCGCAGGCTTGATCGGGCGTTCAATACCTTTATGCCAAGGCAATTGAAGTCCTAGCCTAATAGCTTCTGCTCTGTAATTTTCAACCATTGAAAAATCACAGGAAATACCAATAAAGTGGCAACACCGCGCCAATACCTTAGTTTTATCCGTTAACAAATCTTCATACTTGACGATCAGGTGTTGGGGATTTCTTAAATACCCACAACTAACCAAAACTGAACTGTTCCACCGACTAATGCAAAAATCCAAACTCCACTCCCCGCCCCAGAGAGCATTCATCGGATCTTGCGTAGCTTTCCGCATGGATGCCACTACGTCAAGTGGATGCCGAATGATGTGGATAAACTTTGCCTCGGGCAAGTAATGCAGAATGTCCGCAATGAAGTAAACGTGTTCGGGTGTTTTCTCCAGCCAGATATCGTTACCTTGCTCAACGGTTAGCTTGTCCAACAGTCGAATAAACCAACTGATCTGGTCTGTAGTAGATTGCCGATAAATTTCTACCTCATCGTACAGGTCGGGACGGTGAATTTCCTCGTGAAAAAATTTGTACAGGCGATCGGGCAACTTGCGAGAAAGTCGATCTTCCCACAAGTAGTGGAAAAATTTGGTTTCCGGAAATGACGTGATTTCTGGGTGCGCTGCCAGCAAGCTTTGAAATATAGTCGTACCACTGCGGGGCGCGCCAACTAAAAATATGCGTTTCACACGGGTAGATGACAGCGAGCGCTTGACGCGACTGTTGGGCAAAATACACTTACAATTATAATAGACCAGCAAGAGATAAAAAGACCCTAGACAGTTAAACGCTCTGTTGGCTCTTGGCTAAGTCCTTAAATTATAATTCTATTAAAGGGTGCTCGAATGTCTAACCATGAAACTGAAAAAAATCAATCAACGTCATCAGACGATTCTTTGCCAAGCGGACAAACCAAACAAACAAAAACTCAATCTGAGGCCGAGGAAATAGTTTTAAGCCCGGAAGAATTGGCAGAGTTAGAAAAGAAAAAATAGCTATTTCCTCGGCCTCAGATCTAAAGAAACGGGGCGGGTTGTACGTTCACCCTGATATTGCCATTCAATTTACCTAATAGTCCCGTTTCTTTAGTCCAGCTTTTGCCTTGTGAATCAGCCGTCAAAGTGTCTAAAAAATATTACAAATTAAAATATGGAAATTTCAGCCGAATTAACCGTCCCCAGAGTTTCGATTATCATTCCAGTTTACAACCGCGAGCGTTACTTGGGCTTTGCCGTTCGCAGCGTTTTAGACCAAAGTTTTACCGACTTTGAACTGATTATTGTGGACGATAGCTCGACTGACGGGACACTGGCGATCGCTGAGCAGTTTGCGGTGGAAGACGATCGGGTGCGACTGCTTATTTTAAAGGTGGATAGAACAGACGAAACCGAAAGAGGTGCAGCCCACGCGCTCAAGGCGGGATATGAATTAGCGCGGGGTGAATACATTGGGCAAGTTGACTCCGACGACTGGCTTGATATGCAAGCGATCGAGCGCATGGTAGCAGTTCTAGACGATGATGCGGGCTGCGGGATGGTTTATAGCAATTACATCGACGTAGACGAGAACGGAAAGCAGTTAAGACCGGGCTGGCGCTGTAGTTACGATTATTCAGCCGAAAAACTGCTCTGTGTCTTTATGACATTTCACTTTAGGCTAATGCGTCGGTCTGTTTACAAACAGGCTGGTGGAATTGATTTGTCGTTCGATCTGATGGAGGATTACGATCTGTGCCTTCGTATCTCTAAAATTACTCGCATTAGCCATATTCCTGATTTTTTGTATTTTTACAGAAATCATTCTGATATGACACATCAAAAAAATCCATTACAGATTGTGTTGTTGGCTAATGCTGCTATTGAAGCAGCGTTGAGGCGACAGGGTAGGGACAAGACACACAGGCTTAAAGTAAGGTTTAATCCTGAACGCTCAATTGAAGAAATCAGCCCTACTGCGCTAACTTAATCTTAATAACCACTGTTGTTTTGATATGGCGTATAGCCAGGATATTGAGGTATTTGTTGATAGTCTTGCTCGTTTAAAGATTTTTTCTTTTTCTTGCTTTTACTGCCGTCGTATTGTTTTGCAAGTTCTGGGTCTACCCAAAATGCCATCGACATTAAACGTCCAAACGGGCCTGTAAATCCCGAGTTTCCCGGTTCCCCTAAAACACCTAATCCTAAAGTATTTTTAACAACAGATGTTGAAATAAATGGACGTTGTAGATCTGACAAAATAGTTTGGCCAAATCCTGATCTAAAATAACTGTTGTAGGTTCCTACTTGATTAAAGCTATTATCAATCAATCCTTCTTTCCATTGAAAAGTTTGGTTTTTAGGATAAGGTATATTTAGTCCTCTCACTTTTGCTGGATATACTTTTTTGTTCTGAAATACCGGATATCCAGTGTCCCTACTTATGTCCCAGCTTTCTATGAACAAAGTAAAAACATGACTAGAGGTTATAAGAGCTGCACATTGACTTGGGATATTTCCAAAAGAAGAAGATGACAAATAACTATCCGATACATAACCAGCGCCATAATTATTTGACACAAAAGATACTTGTGCTACAGTTGAAAAATTTCCCATAGCACGATATATATCACTTTCAGCATTGTATAACATTAAAAACCATTCCTACTTAATTGTCCAAAAATTGGAAAGCTAGAAGTAGAAATTCTATTCCACTTTGTAACTAATCCTTGGTCATTTTTTACACCGCTACCAATTAATTGTTCTTTGAAACTAGTATATAACAAATAACCCCCGCCAGTTGCAGAAAAAGTAAAATAAGTAGGTGCTGCTTTATTTTGGTATCCAAAAGTAGAAGCTCTATCTATGGGTGCAGCTCTGCTTCCTCTTCCAAATTTACCATCTAATTTAAATCGTACATGATGGTAAAAGCCACTGGTATTTGGAGCAACAAATTCTCCTACTGGTAAGACTGTATTAAAGGGGTAAAAAGTTTCGGGAGCTTCTAACAATTCAAAATGAATCCTGTCCATATCAGTCCAAGTTGATTGAGGTTTATAAAACTTCTCTATCGCATTAAAGTAAGCTAGAGAAGGAATAGAATATCCCGGAAACTTAATTTGAAGCAGCGCTGGTAATCCACCAAAACTTGCATATTCTGGATTAGGAGTTTGCCAGCTTGCAAAATCTGTAGTTACTCCAGCGCCAGGAGGCAACCTTAAATCTTCTAATTTATTTGTCCGAAAATCATAAATCAAAAACTTATTGTTAAATTCATTGTCAGGAGATGCTGCTGTTAGCTCTATTATTTCACCTCTTCTATATCTTTGACTTCCAACTATTGTTAAAACTCTGTCTGTTGATGATGTTGGTAAAGCTATTTTATAACTTTGACAGTATGCAAAATGATCCGCTTTGTACCTAGGAGCGATTTCAACTATACTTGGTGGCTTGTATTGTCCAATAATATAAGTGTTGCCATTTTCTTTATTGCCCGGTTGTCTGTACCAAGTAATTCCAGTAAAATCACCAGTACCTAAATTAGACAATTTACAAGGAATAGGCTTGCTTAATGGTTCCTCCCAAACTCTTTCTGCACCATACAAAATGTTAACATATATGAATTTACCATCGACTGACATTGTTGCATGAGGACACTCAAGAGAAAGAGCATATCCTATCCCAAAATTAGCAGCAAAAGTCAGGAAAACATTTTGCTGATTATTTGGAAATGTATTGATACTTGGACTTCCTTGAATAACAAATTTTTCGATAAGAGCTGCGAACTCAAACGGTAATTTTAGCTCAATAGGTGGGTAATCTTTTTCGCAAACTTTAAGCCATATTTCGGCTTTTCTTCCTAATTGCGTAACAAGAAATCTGCGTAGCCCCGGTGGTGGCGGTGGATAACCACCACCGCCACCACTGGGGTCGTCACCAGTACCGCATCCAAAAGGATTTACAGAACCAAGAACTGTAACAGTTCCAGGTATTCCCCAATATTCCCTAAAAGCTTGAAAAAAAGACATTGCCATACCTGCGTGGTCTTTATGTCCTCTCCAACAAACAAACATTCCTGAAGAGTTAATATAACCACTTGAATTGTCTTTATCTATACGACCATAATTCGGAGTTGCGTCTCCCCCCCAGTACCATTTATCATTAGGTATTGACCCTCCGCAATCTAGCCCTGTGAACGCACTGCTTTCAGCGTTAATCCATGATGTTGAAGCGCAACCAATATATTGAGGGTCTGGCCATCCAAATTGAAACCAATTTGATCCGGTAGCCAACCAAGGATTTGTACTACCTTGGACATATCCCGACGGGAAACTAACAGGAGTTTGCGGAGATTCATTTGCAAGAGGAGTCTCACGAAAGTAATACACGCCACTAGAACTTGCATAATCTTGTTGTCCTCTCCATCGCTCAATCAAACCAGCGTAGCCAATTTGTCCTCCTAGGTCAGGAAAAGATTCTTTAAGCTTTTTTGTCAAAGGGCCTTTCCCCATGTCTTCATGGGGAAAAATAGCAGAAGCAATAAAACTCCCATAAACTTGCATTACAAACCCTGGCCCTGAAGTTGGGTCATTTCCTGAGCTTGGATGAGTTGAAGGACCCGACACTTTAAATATTTTTCCATTTGGCAGTATATTTGCAGGGTCGCCAATGCAGTACCAGATAATTCTTGCGTCAGGAGATTTCGCGCCCCAAGCTGCGTCATCAGACGCACCGCCAGAACCTGCGCCAGTATTTCCAGGCTTTAACTTTCTATCTTCTTTAAGGTTATTGCTTAGTGCATCATTCGCTGTCTCATAATCTCCCATAGTGTCAGAACGTTGAGTAAATAAAATCACCCGCTCATTTGTTCCTGTGACATTTACAGCTTGCCAAGCATCGTAAGAAGTCAAGTCAGTTGCTATATTATCCGTAAAATCTTCTTGTGCTTCTTTAAGTTTGGAATACAAAAAACAGCTTGTAACGGGCCAGATATCTGGTTCTTTTACAGAAACTTTTGGCTCAGGTTTAGGAATTATAATATGCCGTCCCTTTGGTTTAACGTCGATAACAACTTGCCCATTAGGGGTGAAAAACGATCGCACCTTTTGCCCATCTCTCACATTTCCGTTACTTAAGCTTTGACCTAGCAATTTCTTGCCATCATTATTTTCAACGTTAAACGCACCCGCTTCAGCGTTAAACGTTCCGACCTTGTAGCTAGGGTCGGATTTTAGCGACTCAAGGGGGTTTACTGGTTTGCGCTCCCGACGCTGTGCCGCCGCGCACTTCAACCGCTCGATCGCAGCCTTGCGCGGATCGGCTTGTCCCCGTACCTCAATTGCCCACTCATTTGCCGCTTGAATTGACAGAGGTTCGTCTGTCTCGATCGCCGGGTTGCCGTTAACGTCGTTAATGTCTGGCATAGCTTACGCGGGTATAAAATCAGCTGTTCCTTGAGCCAAGAGGACTTTTTGCCCTACGCCAAGCCGACCGTTTGAGAGAATCTGAGAAGGCGCTACTTGTACGGATTGGGTGCTGCTGGCAAACACGTAGCGTCCCGCTTCGGCGTTGAATTGTTGGAATTTGCCAACCTCGGCAGCGGGTGTCAGCCGATCGGCTGATAAAGTCCCGGTTTGCACCAAAGTATTTTGAATTTGACTGGGCGATTGCGATTGTCCGTAGCGTCGCATAGCGGCGCGAACTTTTAGGCGGTGGGGAGTCATAAATATTTTAATTAACTTCTAGCAATAACCAATCATTTAAGTTTGTTTGCAACCAGTCTGTAGGCGTAATTTCTAGCCATTTTTTGAGTTGAGCGAATGCCAAAATTGGCTCTTTAGCCACTACTGTTGTAATTCTAGGTTGCCCAACAATTGTGCCTGTAACAGCAACGGCGGCACCGTTTTGAGTTGCAGATAATTGAATTTGCTGGACACCTTCAACAGTCTGTACCGCTGTAATCCAGTAGCGATTTGGCGCAATGCCGGGGATAGTTCCACCGATCGCACCTACTTCAACTCGATCGCCAACCTGAAAAATTACCTCTTCATCAACAATCCTAACACCAGTTTCCAGCCAGTTCCCCAGCGTACTGCTAATCAGAGAACTTGCTGTGCCGCCTATCCACCATAAATCTCCAAGAATCAAATTAGCGTCCGGTTCGCAGGAAAAATTGAGACCCGTTAACAAATAGGTTAGGGCGTTGTTGTCGGGTTCCACAATTTGCACCGTGATCGCGGGCCGGTACAGCCCAGACATCCACCAATCACCAATCTCGATCGTTAACTCATAAGCCTTACTCTTTCCCTGCCTGTAAAAATAAAGAATGTCTGCAATTTGGGACAAGATTTGCTGGCTTGGAACTTTGCCAATATCAGCAAATTCTTTGGGCGGGATTTGCCCAGAACAACTAAAATCAAAATTCCAATATTTTTTGACTTTTATCTGCTCGTCTTCCCAATCATCAGTTGCTTCCCCGTCAGTTCCTGCTGCCGAGTAACTTGGAAGATACTCTGTAGCAGGTGCGTTAGCCAGTCCGGCGCGCGACAATTCAACTTTATCCCCATCTTTTTCTGTTACCAAAGACATTCTGATGTCATGCTTAACCTGAAAAGTATTTATATTCCGCGCAGAATATGTGATTGTACTTGATCCTTCAACATCACCCGTTCGAGTGTAAATTGGAATACTTGTAACCTCACTTACTCCTGCATTTGCTTTACTTTGCCACAAATTTTCATCAAGTTCTTCTAAACCCGAAGCATAACGTTCTTCATAAGTAGTTTTAGCGGTTATTTGATGCCTTTCATTTGCACCCGATCGGTTCCAGGTTTCAGTAGTTTTTTTGCTTGGCGCCAATGTTCCAACAAAGGGCCAATAAGTTGTCAAAATTTTTGAAACGTATTCTTGAATTACGGAAGTTTTTGCAATTTGAACTCCTTTCGTATTATAAGTGTAGCTTGTTTGGGTCTTACTACTTAAAATTAGAGTGGTTTGTAGCAACCAACTATCAGCAGGTCGTGTTTGTCCACCTACGGCATCAAACCCCAGTGGCATAGAAAAATTTACGTCTGAATAAGTTCCAAAAAATCCAGCTAAAACTTTACATACTGGCTCTTTTATTTCTTCTTCTTCATAGTCTAGCCTGCCATTATTTGCTGGTGTTTGGCTAAAATATTGCGTAAAAGTGCTGCGAAAACTTTCAACAAAACTACTGCGATTTGTCTTGGAATTTGGTACAACCAACCCACGCCGTTCTACTCGAACTGTTGTTACAATTTTTTGATTTGCTTGAATTCGCTCAGTCGTAGTGGTAGTTGAAAGTAGTATTTCGGTACTGGCATTACCATTAAAATTGATTATTGTCTCAGGACCAAAATCTTGGGTGACTGATACTGTTTCCTTACTGCCGTCAGCATTAACTGTTTCTGTTGAACCTTCGGGTTTTTCAGTATTTTTTTTGTCAATATTCCCGGTAACGACCAACTCTTTAATAGCATCTAGCCCGCTATCAAGAGGTGCATATTCCACCTCGTCTTTGCCGATAACTACAACCAGCGCTGTGGGGTTGTTGGTGACGTTAATTGGCGTAATCCGGATGGTATCCTTATCAGCCCAGATGTAGCTTGGCGGGGAAGCTTTGAAACACAACTCACCTGCCTGCTGTATTAACGAACCATTGAAACTGATCGGACCCCGAATTTTTCCGCCAACACTGCCGCGAATTGTGGTTACTCCGGCGCGTCCGAGCAAAAAAGTGACGATTGACTGAATGTTATAGAATTTTGACTTTTGAAATTCCCGAAAAATTGGGGGCAGAGTCAAGTCACCAGTCGGCGCTGGTGTTGGCGTGGGGGATGGCGACGGCGACGGCGACGAACTACTGCTTGATGATGAGAACGCGACACCGGGGGACGAGTAGGAAATTACAATCAGCGCTGTCTCTTCTGTGTACCCGTCCTGCGGTTCTTGAACGGTAGACGCTGTTTCCTTGGGGATTTTGTTGTCTTCACGGAAGTCGTCGATCGAACGGTTCTTGAGCAGCGACAGTAAGCAGCCAACCTGCAACGTCAGTCGCCCCTCAAGGCTGTAGAACGATCGAATGAGGTACATCACGCCGCGAGGGTGTAGCCGATAAACGCCGTCACTGCCCAAGATGTGAACTTCTATCCGTTTGCCCCAACACCACCAGCGGTTAATCCGATCGTTGAGCGATTGCGGGTTGGAATGATGATTGTCAATCTCGATCGTACCTGTTGCCAAAATGCAACCGCTAGTGTCAAGCTCGTTCTCGTCACAGGCATAGCGAATAAAACCCGGAAACTCTAACCCCGCAACAATCAACTTATTCGGTCTGGCTGCATTTACGGTCATGAGTCGTTTTGTTTTTTTTATTATTTGTATATAAATAATAACAAGTATACGTAAAAAATGGTAAAATAAAAAATATTAAACCGACAGCGTTCTATTAACACTATTTTTTCAGGTAAATTAAGTGCGTTCGGTACACAATTTTTTGCAACATTTCTAATGATTACAGCCAGTCAGCTAATGAAACTGCTTGAAAAATGCAACCCCGACGCTGCTGTTTGGGTTTTTGTAGTGAACGGTTTGTCTGATGAATTGCAACTGGTTGAATACTTGCCCACAAGTGGACGCGTGTATTTGCATTATGAAAAACCTGATTTAACTAATACGGATTACATTCCCTATACAAAAATACGTGAAATAGAAATTGTTAAACAAGAAAATTGTTTTGCCGAAACTAAATACCACACTACGCGGGGAGACGTTTTTTAGTGAAGTTCGCGCAATTTGCAAAAAAATAAATTTACACGGTAAGTTTTTTCACTTCATTCATTGTAAAGTTTAACTGAATTATGCTGTAAGTTTTTCTAAGCTGTCGCGCATTTAAATTGCATATTTGAGGCGGGCGGGACGCCCACCCCACAAGAGTTTTATTGTTTTTTGAGATACAATTTAAATGCTGAACAGCTTAACTCATTCATTATAAAACTCAACTGCACCCAATTGATTCAATTTCTTGTTGTCGGTGCAAAATTTCTTTTTCTAGCTCTCTTTTTTGTTCAATAAAACCGTTTTCAAGGTTTAACAAATTTTGTTGAGATGTAAAATTTTGGCGTGCGTTTTCTAAAGTAGCTTGTTTCGTAAGTTCAAAAACTTTTCTGCTTAACTCCGCTCGCTCTGTTTCTTGTTTTATTAGCTCTTCAAAATCTGAACGCATTTTAATGACCTCACGTGGTAAGTTTTTCCAACTCATTCATTATAAAGCTTAATTGCACCCAGTCGCCAAGTGGTTGTTCTTCGATCGAACTCAAATCAATCGCCACCAAGAACTTGGCAAAATATTCAATATCTCCAATCATCCCCACCGACTGAAAAACATCAGCTTTAGGGCGAGATATCGTTGGTTCAATTATACTCAAAAATATATCGCTAAGAGTTAATTTATAACTATTAAACGGTGGAGCAAATATTTTAGTGTCAGCCAATTTAGTTATTAACGAAAACTGATTGCGAGTTGCCCAATCTACCAGTGCTGTCACCGTCCACAAATGTTTAGGCTCGTGCGGGGTACGTTTGACGATGGCGTTCCCGCTAAAAGCATAATCTATTTTTGCGCCGTGCAATACTTTTCTAGAGTAGCTGGTAAATTGATTTAATTTGACTGATTTACCGTCAATATCTAGCTGTAAGTATGGGTAGTCTTCAATCGTTGGGTAAGGCATTACCGCCTCCTTTTTTAGCTTTCTGCTTTTTGTTAGGAAAAGTATCGCCAGTTGCAAAAATCCCATCTATCCACTTTTGCTGTTCTTCGTATTCGCACTTCTTAAATTCATCATGTTTTTGCGTGAATTTCGTTACCATAAACTTCCTTGCAAATATTGTATCACAGTCACACTATAATTAACAAGAAAATTAAGCCTAAGCGCTTCGCGGAAGCTTACCTTTGTTCCTATTGTAATGAACACTACCTGAAACCTCTAAAAACGTAGAGTTCAGGCGTCTTATTCCTTCTATTAAATGAATTTTTGTCAGTTCCGCCGAATCTTGCATAAACCAATCTGCAAGCACATTTTCAGGGATTAAAGGAATGTTTTTTCTAGCTTTGATTATTTTGATATAAGTCGGCATCTCCTGCCTATACTCTGGTATATCTCCTAGTTGAATCTTTCCAGTATTTAAACACTCTCTAACCCTGTTTGATATAAACGTTTTTGACAAATTTAACTGTTCTCCTACGTGTCTACTATATCCGCACACTGTCCAAAACATTTCACGATTTTCATTGATGAAAAACTCAGGTTTGAACCGACAGTGAGGTTTATTTTCGTAACGCGGCTCTTTGATGTAACAATTGTCATCACCCCAGGTTAGTTTTTCTAAGCCAATAGCTAAATCAAAAGCTGCGTCGTCAAAATCTATTGTAACAAGGTAATCACCTTCTACTGTTGCGTGACGCAAGTGCTGAGCAACTTTTTGAGCAAGTTCTGGTGTTTCAAACTTTGTTTTATGTAACATGATTTAAGTCTGTTCTATTTTCTTCTAGTAAGAGCGCTCAATATTTCTCCACACTCAGCCACTGGGTTTTGAGAAACTACAGTCAGGTTTCCTGTGGGCAAGTTCTTCAATATAGTTTTTATCTCTTCTATTGAATTATAGATTGATTCCACGCCAACAGGGTCTTTAACTTCTTTCAGTGCCGCCTCTGCATTAGCCAAGTTTGACGCCAACTCTGACAATGTGGGGGGCAGGTTCAGAGCAACAGTCTGGCCCGTAACTTGGTTTTTGAGCGCGCCGGATTTTAGGTCTGCTCGAATCTGAGCCGCAAAATCCCTAGCCGAGGCCGCAGCCTGCAATCCTTGCTTTGCTGCTTCGGCTGGATCGATAGTTAAATTTCGAGCCTCGGCATTTTGACGGGCGATCGCAGCCGACAGCGCGGATTGTGCTTGCTCGACTTTAGCTTTGGCAGCTTCTCGTTGAGCCGTTACATCCATCGGTTGAACTTGGGCAACCGGAGTGCTGATGTTGGCAAGTGTCTGGGATAACCAATCAGCAGGTTTTTGGACTTCTGCAACAGTTCCAGTCAAGTATACGTTCTGAGCCGTTACTTGCATATTAGCCAACTGCTGCGCGGTGTCTGGTGTTTTACTTGTTAGCAGCGGGTCGGTTTTAAGTGCGTCCGGTGCGATCGGTGCTAAATCAGGCGGGATTGAAGCAGCAAAATACTTTTCGGCAGTTTCTTGGAATGGGTTTTTGGCATTTTCAAACCACGGGCCCTGGGCTTTGTCCATCCAAGTGATACCGCCACTTGTATCAATAGGTTCTGACTTTTCTAACTCTTTTTTCTTTTCAAGGGCTTTATTATTTGCATCATAAGCTTGCTTCATTTTCTCAAGCTGGTTTGTCTGGCGCAGTTTCTCCCGCGCCGACAATTGCTCGGTGTTCAACTTTTGTCGCTCAAGGTTTGCAATTTGTCCTTCGGCTGTTCGCATTTGACTAAGCTGACCTAAAGCTTCTTGCCTGAGTTTATAGACTGATTCCAACGCTGAAATCTGCTGAGCGGAACTGTTGTCGGCTTTGGCTTTGGCAATGTTAGCCTCGGCTTCAAAAGTGGCAATCTTGGCTTGAATTTCTTGCCTGTCTAGCTCAATCTGTTTCTGTTTCTGGCTAATCTCGAACGATTGTTGCTGCGCTTGCTGCGATCGGTCGAGCGCTGCTAACTGCTGTTGATATAACTGGGTTTTGAGCTGTTCCTTCTGAGCCGTATTGCCCGTAATCTCGGCCTGAGACATCAAGAATTCTAAACGCTGCTGCTCTAGCCCGTTGGTTGCTTCAGCTAATCCCGATCGAGCCGACAACTGCCGCGACTCCAAATCTAGCAACTGATTCGACAGTTCCAGTTTGCCTTGGCGGTTTTCTAATCCCGATTTTTGAGCCTGCAACCTTTCCTCAATTGCCTGCTTCTGTTTCTCGATCGCTTCTTTTTGGCGCTCTAGTTCGCGGGTTTGCACCAAGTTCTCCATTGTCGTCTGGCGTTCGATCACCAGCTTCTGATCTTCGATTGACTGAACTTGCTTGCTGACCGCTGCCTGTGCGGTAATTTGACCGAGCGCTTGTTGTCTGTACCCGACTGTCGCCCGCAACGCTTCCATCTCCGCGGCCGATGTAGTTTTGGTGATCTGCGCTTTGGCTACATTGGCTTGCGCTTCGGTAAGCGCGATCTGTGCTGAGAGTTTCTGGCGTTCAAGTTCGATCACCGCTTGCTGACGGGACAATCCAATTCCGACAACCTGGGCTTGCTGCTGAGCAACTAGGGCGGCTTTCTGCTGCTGGTAAATTTGCTCCTTGATCTGTTCCTTGGCTGATTCATTTCCGGTAAGCTCAGCGCGTTGTAGGGCAAAATCTAGCTGTTGTTTTTGTAGCGCTGACTGGGACTGTTGGAGGTCTGTGACACCTTTTTGTTTATCAATTTCCCCGCCGACGCCTTGACCTTTGAATTCAAGTTTTTGAGATTGCCCCTCCATTGCTGTACGCGATCGAATAAGCCCATTCTCAATCGCCTTGGTTCGTTTCTCGATTGCCAACTTCTGCATTTCTAGTTGGCGCTGCTGCTCCATCCCTTCTCTGGCGATTTGCTGTTCTAGCCTGAGGTGCTGGCTGGTTAGCTGGTTAATCTTGGACTGGTTTGATTCTTCAGTTGAGATATAGTCAACAGACTTTTGACGCAGGGCGATGACCGCTTGCAAGCTGCTGATTTCGGTGGCTGATGCGTTTTTAGCTTGTGCAGACTCTAGATTTGCCTGAGCTTCTAGCAGTGCAATTTCCCCTTGGATGCGCTTGCGTTCTAGCTCAATTGCAGCTTGCTGGTTAGAAAGTTGCAAGCTAGTTTTTTGGGCTCGGTGTTGGGCAATTAAGGAAGCTTGCTGCTGCTGATAAATTTGTTGCTTAAGTTGTTCTTTAGTTGATTCCTGCCCGGTTAGTTCTGCGGTTTGTAAACTGAATTCTAGGCGTTGTTTTTGCAGGTTGAACTGAGACTGGGAAATATCTGCTAGCAACTTTTGCTTGCTAATTTCAGCACCGATATCTTGACCTTTGAATTCCAGTTTTTGCGATTGGGCTTCCGACAAAGCCCGCGCCCGGTTCAACCCTTCCTCAATTGCCTTAGTCCGTTTTTCGATCGCCTCTCGCTGCAAATCAATCTGGCGCTGCTGCACTAACCCTTCTTTAGCCGTCTGTTGTTGAATGGCTAGCTGCTCGCTTGACAGACTGTTTATTTTGCCCTGATTAGCTTGTTCCGTGGCAACCTGCGCGACAATTTGCTGTTTGAGCGCGATCGACTGTTGCAGCGCTGCAACTTCGGTAGCGGATGCACCTTGAGCTTGGGCAACTTGCAGGGCGGACTGTCCTTCAAGTACGGCAATTTCAGACTGAATGCGTTTGCGCTCAAGCTCAATCGCCTGCTGCTGCTGACTCAGTGCTAATTCCTGCCGCTTAGATTCTTGCTGTTGAGTCAGCGATACTAACTGTTGTTGATAGATTTGTCCCTTAATTTGTTCTTGCTGTGACTGATTGTTGTTGAGTTCAGCCAACTGCAAGGCAAACCCTAAGCGCTGCTTGTCTAGTTCCGATCGGGCGTCGCCTACTCCTGATTGAGCCCCCACCAGTTTACTCTGCTGGTCGCTGGCAAACGATCGAGTGTCTAGTTTTGCTAATTCTTGCTCTGGTTTTAATTTGGCAAGTTTTGCCTGTTCTTCAATTGCTTTAGCTCTTGCGGTTGCCTGCTCCTGCGTTTTCTTTAGCTCGGATTCGGCAATTTGCCCTTGGATTTTGGCAACTTCGCCAACAGACTCCCGCATTCCTTTCCGGGCTTCTTCTTCTGAAATTACTCCCCACTGCCGAAGTTGATTGAGCTTTTGCTGTTTTTCGGTTTCGCGGGCAATCGATGCTTGCAAGTCCGTAGTTTCAATCATGGCAATTTTAGCTGCTGCTTCTTCTGCAGAGTAAGTGCGGGCAGCTTGAGCTTTTTTGATTGCGGTTATCTGGTTTTGGCTAGACAATTGCTGCTTGGCTGTTACTGCATCTTCAAGTTCTTTGCTACTTGCCAAAAGTTCTTCGTTGAGGCTTTTTTTTTCTTGCTGCTCATGCTTTGCAGTATCAATTCTAGCTTTAAGTTGATCTACTTCAATTCGTTTAACTTCTTCGGCGATCTTAGTCGCATCTTCTGGCTTTGCCCCAATGCTTGCAGCTTTTAAATCTTTTAATTTATTGTCATTGGATTGAACACGTTCATTAATTTCTGTTTTACCCAATACGCTTAATCGTTTAGTTTTTTCTTCTTGACTGATACCTCCGCGATCTTTTCCTTTTGCAGCCGCTTCTTCAATTGATGCAGTTGCTTGTAAATTTGCTAACTCAGATGCGTGTGCTAAGTCTTTATATTTTTGGGTTAACTCTTCTAACGTTAAAATATGAACTTTAGTCGTCGCGGTTTCTGATTCCAGTGCTACAATTTTACCCCGCAAAATCCTAACTTGTTGCTCGGTTAATTTTATATTGGTTTGAATAAATGCTTTTTGCTCATCATTGACAGGCTGTTGAGCTTTTAACGCTTCTAGCGTTTTATTTAAGGTATCTACTTGGCGAGTAGCTTCCGCCTTAAAATTAGCTATGCCTTGCGCTCCTAATCGCTGTTTGTCAGCAACATCTAAAGTCTCTACACCGTATTTTTGCATAACCCCAACACCTAGCTCTAACTGGGTGTTAACAGCTTTAGAAACTTGTTCTGTCGCAAACATTGCCCGTTGAGCTGCTAACTGAGAACTGGTAATAACACTTCCTTTACCCTGAAGTAATCCCCAACCTCTTTCACCTTTGCCGTAAGCATCATCTGGCATTCCACCAGTTACCTTAGACAATCCTTGTTGAACAGCTTCAATCGGCCCCTTCTTTTGTACAGTTTCCCAGAATTGTTGAAAAGCATTCCCAGAGTCATTAGCTTTTATTTGTAATCCAGTTAATTCAGTCGTTAGTTTATTGATGTTGTCAGCAGTTTCTTTGATGCCATTAGCTTCCTTGACTCCTGCCGAAAATGAATTCCAGGCTTGTGATACAGCCCAAGCAGCGGCAGCAAGAAGTGCAAACCTAACCGCCAGTGTTGCCATCGTACCAATAAATCCTAAAGTTGCCGCTGATGCGCGTCCTACGGCAATCGCATAAATATTTTTAGCTTGAGCAGCTATTAATGAAATAGTTGTACTAAGCGATTGCTGCGTGTTTGCCGTAGCCTGTTGCCTAGTAAACAATCCCAAAACAAAAGTTTTTGCTGCAATAGATCCACTAACTATTTTGTTTATTCCAACCTGAGTTAATGTAACAGCATTTTGCGCTAAGTCTACATAGGTTTGCGCTTTAGTAAGAGCAATTGCTGTATTTGTAATTGTATTCTTAATCCCAGTAGCTGCTGCACTGGCTAACTGAGAAACTGAAAACAATCTAATGTTAGTTGTACCAATTAATAAATGCTTTGCGTAATCGCCTAATATTGCAATAGAAGCTCTGGTAGTATTAAAAAATTCTGCTGCGTTGGCAACACCAAAAGCTTGACTTGCGTTTAAAATAGTTTGTTTAGCCTCTGCGGCACTTATTTGACCTGTTAGTACACCTAACGCAAAAGAATAACCTTGTGTAACCTTAGTGGTAATTTCTGTCCATTGCGCGGCAATAGCTTGTTTTATTTGCAAAGCTGTAAGCTTGCCTGTAAAAATATCAGCAGCAACACCAGCAGCAACTTGAGCTGCTGCCCATAATTTAGTCCAAGTTACCAAAAGTTTTGTGCCTTGAAATACCACTAACGCTAACGGCCCGACAACGCTGAGAGACAACGCCGTCAGTTGCAACGCGGGAGGTAGCTTTAAGAACCCTTCTGTCAACGCCGCGATTGGCTGCAAAAATCCGCTTAAAATCGGACTCAAGAATTGACCAACAGTAATTGAAACAGCACGAGCGCCATCAGTTAGTCGATCCAAAGTTCCAGCCAAAGAAGTCATCTGACTGTCACTAACTTTCTGACTGACACCACCAGCATTATTAATTGATTGTTTTAACTCGTTAATTGCAGATGAAGATTGATTAAACAAAGCTAACATTTCATTAGCGCTTTGCGATCCAAATACTTGAGATATTAAAGGTGCAACTTGACTTTGTTTGCCTGCATTATTAAACTCTGCAATTCGAGACTGAAAACTTTGAATAATAGCTTCAATACTATTTACGTTACCGCTAGCGTCAACTATATCTGCTTTAGACAATCCTAAAGCGCTGAGTGCTGAAACGCCGTTTGATTTAGTGTTTTTATTGTAGTCTCCAGCTATTTGCTGTAAAGATATAATTGCTGCCTCAAGTGTTGCGCTGGCATTAGATCCGCTAATTCCAGCAGCGCCCATTGATCCAATTAACAAAGCAGTTTCTTTAAAATTTAAACCAGCAGACTTAGCAATGCCACTAGCACCAACAATGCTAGTGGCTAATTGATTAGTTGCTATTCCAGTTTTTACACTAACCGCAGTTAACACGTCTGCACCTTCTGAAATAGTTAATCCTGTAAAAACATTGGTTAATTCTAAAGTTGTTTTACTGAGTGCCATCATGTCTTCATTGGTGGCACTAGCAGCAAAACCCAAACTTTTTATGGCATCTGGAATTTCAGTAATTTCAACTCCGGCACGTTTTAAAGAAGAAGCACTATTTGCGACTTGATCTATGTTTTGTTTTGTTCCAGTTCCTACGTTAAATATAGCCCGATTTACATTATCAATTTGACCAGAAGTTGCGCCACTTACTTCTCCTAATGCTCTTAAATTATCAGTAAGAATTTGATATTGTACAGCTTCTTCTACTCCTTGTTGATTTTGAAACATATCAACAACAGTGGGTCCAGGAGACAATTGTCCAGGTAATAAGAAACTACCGCCACCAATTAAACTTGCAGCACTTGCCGCGAGTCCCGTTGTTAGCATATTTACCTGAGTGGTAAGCATAGTAACTTCGGTTCCCAGTAAATTCAAATAAGCAATAAATCCTTGAGCCGCTCTACCAAATTTAATGGGAGTTATCATTGTATTTAATGTTTCACCTAAGAGCGATGCTCTAGGTACCAATTCTTTAAGAATTCCTCCCAAAACAACAAAGTCAGTATATCTAACAGGATTAGCTAATGCGGTTGCAAAAAGACTTTGATAAGTAGTCATTAACGCATTAACTGTAATTATGTTTGGGATTAACCCGGTAACAAATACTTGATTAACTAACGCCGCTTGATTAAGAAAAAACGCCATTACTTGAGGCGCAGCAGCCAATCCACCAGTTAATATTGTAGAAAAAGCTAGTTTCCCTGAAAATCCAAGATTAGTAAAACTTGTGATAGCGGATGAGATGACAGATTGAATTGCTCCAGCTTGTCGCATGAATACGACGGTTTGAAGTATACCTTGGTTGATAGGATTAAGAAAAGGTAACGGAAAATAGTTTGCCGCAAAAAAGTTGGCAACAGCAGCAACTTTCGTTGAAAGCTGCGTCATGCCCAACACAGATTGCGCTATTTGACTGGCAAAAATAGAAGCCGGAACTGCTAAATTGACAAATTGTTTTGCAGCGATCGCAACTTGGGCAACTCTTTGACTTGCGGTACCGCCTGCTAGTCCTACACCTTGAAGCGCTCGCGTCGCTACTCCAACTTGCTGCTGAAATCCGCCTAAACCCAAACTGACTGGAATACTGACGCCACCGTACATAATTAAACCTGCCAGTTAGATAATCGGGTTGTAAGTCGGCGTCGAGCAACTAATCCAGCTCGACGCATGGCGATCGGCACAAAAGCTAGTTCAGCATTTAAGTTCGCTGTGTATTGCATAACCGGATCGAATTTTTGCAAACCCAATGATGTCCAAGGTCTGCCGGGTTGTTGCGCGCCATTTCGCAATGTATAGCCATCGTGAACATAAGGCGCGTATTCTACAGGCCACTCAAAAACAACAGAACCAGGAGACGGGAAAGCGACAGTTTGTGATTCTTTCAACGCACCCGTATCAATGATGTCACTTTGTGGAAAATCAGAAAAAGCCCCAACTTCTGAAATCACTTCTTGAAAAGTATTACCTAAATCTTTCATTGTGCGCTCAAAAGCACGTAAAGCTGCTCCTTGTAAAGCAGTACCATTAAAATTAACAGAAACTTTACCGCGTATTGGCATTTTTTATCTCCTCAATTATTTTGATAGTTTTTTAGCTGTTTTCAATTGAAGGCATTATTTCTGAATTTTTTACAAGTTCAGAGATTTCTGGTGGCGTGGTAATTTGTTTGTAGCGAGCCTCGCCAATTTTTTGCTGAATCACTCGCATCGCGTTCGCCAATTCTGGGTCATGCTCACAAGATAACTCTAAAATTCGTTGACTGTCCCAATATGGTTGACCTACTGTCTTTCCATTGGGTAATCTAGTTTCAACATTGAACCATATTCGCATTCTCATATTTTCTACAATCTCTTTAGCGGAAAGTAGATTTATTTCCAATCTCTCAGAAGTATGAATTTCTGTGATTCCGTCTAAATTGACAACAGAAACAGGCATAATTTTTACCTCAATTTATTAAGCCGTGTGTTCTTAGCATTTGTTCTACAGCAAGTAGCCGCTGAGCAGTTTGTATCAGTGTAGCAGTATCAGCGGAAAAAGCGCCTTTGTTTGGTGTGCCTGTTGGGGTAGTCCAGTCTGTCTCCCTCGGTCCTAAAATTTTTATGTTATTAATGTTTATCTGACTTGTAAAATTTTGCGTTGCCGTGAAGGTTTGCGCCTTATTTAAAAATGCCATTTCATACCAAATCCCCCATATCGCGTTCGATTCCATTCGCTTGAACCAACGGTTAGAAGCAATAAACTCTTGAACTCTATATTTATTTTCTACTGCTGCAATACCAAACAGAGGGTCAAACTGTAAAAGCATTCCTGCATTTACAGGAGCGTTAGTATTAATCACGGAACCGTCAAACCAACGAGTTCCGGCAAACTGCGGATATGCCTGCGCGTTTAAATCTTGGGCTACACCTCCGCTTCGAGGTTCAAGTAGCCAAGCGTTTGGAGTTTTTATACCACCTACAATTCCTACTCCACCTAAAAATACAGTTCCAGCAGCAGTAGTTGAAGTTGCAGCAGTCGTATCCAAAAACGTTGTAATCCCCGCAATAGTTTTATTTCCTGTTATAGGGACAAAGTTCGTACCATTGGCTAGAGGTAAAATTCCTGTTATATCGGCAGTAGCTAAATCAACTTGACCAAAAACAACGTTTGTACCATTACCTTTTAAAAATCGGTTTGCCGTAACAGCTCCAGCTAAGTTATTTAATGCTGTTTGGCGATTGTTTAAATCTGACAAGTTAGAAGTTATCGAAAGCTTTGTTCCTATAAGGTTGGTAATAGTAGTCGAAAAGTTGGCGTCATTTCCTAATGCTGTTGCTAACTCACTCAATGTATCTAAAACAACGGGCGAACTATTTACCAGGTTAGTAATTGCTGTGGTAACAAATGCTGTATTAGCGGCTTGCTGAGTATTAGTTCCGGCTGCTGCGGTCGGGACTGTCGGAATTCCTGTAAAACCAGGCGAAGCCAAATTTGCTTTTAGATTTAAAGCTGTTTGTTGCGCTGTTGAAACAGGCTTATTAGTATCGCTGGTATTGGTGACATTGCCTAAATTTAAAGTTGTCCTTGCGGCGCTATCAGATGCGCTACCAAGAAAAGTTCTAGCAAAAGCACCTAAGCCGACAATGGCGGCGCTACCATCAGTGGCTCGCTCAATTAGACCAGCAGTATTCAAAAGTGCAATTGCAGCCAAAATTCCACCTAAACTATTGGCATCAACTAAACTTTTCACGCACCGACCCGGACTGCCTGGTGCAATAGAATCTGGTCGCACGACTGAAGTTTCATTAGTAGCAGCCGTTGATGTTGGTTCCCATAGCCAAATATCAGAGTTTCCGGTTAAATTTTTAACAAGAAACCAAACTCCGCTCGGATCGGACGCGCCAAAATTTATAGCTTTTAAAGCAGCCAAATTAGAAAGAAAATTAGCAGTGGTAAAAGCGCGTCCGTAAGCGTTGGGCATATTTTAATTATTAAGTTAAATCTAATTTAGGTTACAAATTATCTATATTTACCCTCAATCAGAATTTTTGCAGTTTTAAAGTTGATCGCCCTTGCGTCAATCTGAAAGCTAAAAGCCAAATTCTCAAATGCTTTCTGAGTTACCGGGCCCCAACTACCATCCGGCGTTCCTGGTTGAAACTGTGGGAACCGAGTAAGGCAAATCTGGACTTGCTTGGTCAACCCTATATCTTTCTTTACATCCGCCAACGATAGCGACAGCTTGCGCTCGTAGATATCCTGAAGCCGCAGCCCTCCAAGTTCTCCCGGCTTCCAAACGCGCTTATCTTCACTTTTGCCATTAACAAAATGAATCCAAAGTTGATTTTCCGCGTCGGGTCCGCACAATCGTGACATCATCTGAAAAGAATATTCCAACGCTTCACCCGAAACGCTAGTGTCATATCCGCCTGGATACCATTCGCCCCACGGATCGTGTACAATCCAACACTGTTTTTCTTCGTCGTAGCCACAAATCACTAAGATGTGACCAAACGCAGTGAACCACCCGTGAACTATACAAACCCTCCCTTGACGCAGCCAAGCTTTTACGTCATCCCAAGTAGCGTGAGCGCTAAATTGGAACCTGTATCCGTGCTTCTGCGCCAAAATCTCCAAATCTCCGGGAGAGTGTCGAGATAAGCGATTGTCCAAACAGTATTGAGTTAGGTAATCCTCTAACTGTGTGCCGTCAGGACGAATCAACAGTTCCCCGTGATTGCCCATACCCATTGCAATAGAAGTGGTGTTGCACGTTCCTGAGCGATACAACTGATTATCTCGTTGAGATAGATATTGGGTTGGGACAAATACTCTTGCCATAAGTTTGAAAGTTCCTTGATTAGTTTTATTTCAAATAAGGCGCAGCATCTTCCATTTGCATAACAGGTCTTTGCCCTTCAACAGCAGTTTTTTGCGCGTCTAAAACTCTTTCTAACTGGAGTTCTTTCATAAAAAACTCGTACAGTTTTTTGACAAGCGATATAGGTACGGGTTCGCCATCCTTACCTAGCAAAACATTGTCATCCGGAACAGCTTTTGCAAGTTTGTAACGGTGACGTAGGCAAAGTGTTACTATAGCAACCTCCATTCCTAAAGCTTGTGTGGGGTCTTTTTCCATGCGGTACATCAATTGCATGACTTTGTTGTACTCAAAGCAGTCGGCAGCACCTTTGCTCGGAATACTCACCACATTACCCAACCCGTCGTCAATTTCAACCTGTTTTTTTTCAGCAGTAGAAACAAAGTTTAATACTGTAACGTTTTCAGTTTTTGCTACTTGAAGTTCTGTTGTTTCGCCCATAATTTTTAAATTTCTTGTCATATTGTTACCTTGCTAAGTTTATCATTTCGATATCGATCGCGCTAGCTACCCAGTTTGGTATTTTACCCTCTTTCAGCAATTCTGCAAAAGTATCAGCAAACTCTTTGGTAAATAACTTTTTAGCTTGCTTGCTCTCAATTGCTTTAGCAAACGGATCTATTGAATAATGCTCTTTCTCTGGATGTTTGACGCCTTTGCTAGACAAAATGTAAAGCATAGACCGCGCGATTGGTGTCGCAATTAAACTACCCAATTCTATATCTCTTGTTGCTATTGCCTCCAGTGCTTGTTCTATTAAAATCAAGGGTTGGTTTGCAAAATTGAGTTCGTCAAATCTGGAATCTCCGGGGTAATTTAACCGTAATTTCCAGTAAATTTCAGCCCAATCTAGTGTTTGTGGTTTAACGGAATTAGCTTTCCCAAAGATGTTAATTCCCCAACAAAATCTTTGACAATTTCTAAATTGTCGAGCCACGCACCTTTAGACTTGAAAACCAAATAACGTTTTCCTGCCAACAAGTCAGGTCGCGTAGCTACAACTCCGCTAATTCTCTGCGCGGTTTCAATGGCAATTTCTTTTGCCATTTCACCTGTTAAAATTAAAACGCATTCTTTAGGTATCCAGCGGGTCTTTTCACCTTCAACAAATTCGTAAAGGCGCTCAACCATTGGTACGGTTACAGCTTGTTCTGCGACTTGCTGTGGTGTAAGTTCGGGTTCGTTAAACCGACTTTTCAGAACAATTGTTATTTCTTGCAAGTTTGCTTGCATTTGAGTAACACCACCTTCAAGATCGGTGTAGTAGCGTTCGATCGCATCTTGTTCGCCAACTGTCAAACAACCTTTTTTAGGAAGTTCGATCGCGTTTCCGAAACCATCTTCAATCAAAACTATTTCTGGTTTAATTTGTTTACTTTGAAATGGTAACAACTTCCAACCTCCTGTTCCAAAAAACATTTACACCGGGCATTAAATTAACTGTGTAGCGGTTTCCGCTGTCTGGATCTAACAAACTAGATATTTCGTCTTGTTTGCCGTTGGTGGCTACCAATTCGCACTCGATTGCGCCGTTTGCAGTTTGGCAGCAGCAGCAAAAAACGCCTTTAGTTTGCAAAGACCTGATTGTCATTATTAAACCGCGCCAACAATTGCAAAATCGCTCAACGGTTTTCCGGAAAAATCTACCGAAATATCTCCTTGCCTGAAGCCGTCGGCGGCCGCAGATGTGGTGTTGTCGGTGACGTAACCCTTGCCAATAAACGGCGTTTCAACTACGTCTGCTACATCTTGATCGGGGGGAGAATGCATCACGGCAAACCACAGCGGGGCTTTATCCTCAGCAGCTTTAAATGCCGTCCAGTACCCGCCGTTCTTTGCCAGGTACGGCCCTGGAAAACTGCCGGATTTGCTGCTGGTAGTTGTAGTTATCAGCTTGTTACCTCCGGTGTTAAAGGTTGGGGTGTCGGTAGTGTCAAGCGTTCGGCTGATTTCAGCATCCGTGCGATCGAGCAGTTCCGGTGGCCAGTTGGCTTTAGCCCCCGAAGGAATGGGTTCGGCCAAGGCTTTTACCGTCAGCGTCCCGCTGGTGCTGTTGGTCGTCACTTCGGCCAAATAAGTCATCTCGTCTGCATCAACAAATAACAGCACGTTTCCCGCGTCGATTCCACCTGCGGGCATTCCTGTCACCGTAATCGAAGTTGCTGCTTTAGCTACTGCGGAACTTGCAACAATTTCGGTCACTACAAAAGGCAGGGCAGGCTTGCGGTTTTGCCGCCAGCAATACACCGAACTTTTCCAACCTTTTTGAAGTTCTCTATTCTCGTAAGTTGTTCCCATTAATTTGTTCTCCTTTTAGCTAAAGTTTTTGAGATTGTTAGTTTTCGGGTTTCGATATTTTGCAATTTGGGATTGGGTAAAATTCGCAACCCTACTTTTACTGAATAATCGCTTTCAAGCAACTGCACAAGTGGCAGAATGAAACTGAGGGTTGTATCGCGATCGTTCCATTGTTTGAGAATAATTTCGTGAGAAATTTTCCAAAAACAACCTCGATTTAACGCAGGGGAAACGTCCATTTCTATGCCGGGAACGATTGCAATTTCTAAGCCTTGCGTTATTGTCCCTGCTGGCGGGTAATCGGGGGTAGCTACAGAAACAGCTTTGACGGTTTGACCGTTAAGAAATTTGTAACTGCCAATCCCGACAAGCGTTTCTATTTTTTCTTTAAGTCTCACAATTTCTTGTTGCATCTCAAAACTGAAAAGTAGCTACTCCTTCAACAACATCACCCGTCAATTGCTCAGTGTCAAACGCCCTGGCTAACTGCGAATAAACTTGCAATTTACCCCGCTTTCCCAAATATTCAACCTCGCAAGTTTGAGGTCTTATTCCTTCGGGCCAGCGCATAGGTTTTACTAAATAACCTTTTAAATACGTGCTAAATATATTTGCTCCCTGCTGTTGCCCAATGCTACTTGCAGATCGTGCTTGCGAATTAGTTTGCACTTTTAAATAAGCATCAATTTCTATATTTTCTTCCACAGGGCGCGTGTTTCCCCAAGCATCTTTTTTTGTATCGCTACTTACAACAGATACAATTATTTTTGAATTAGCATACTCGGAAAATTCGGATTTCATATTTTTAAATAACTGTATAATCCTCTTCAATGCTGAACCCGCCTTTTAATGTGCGCCTCATTGGAGTTGCTGTACCGACTGTAGTACCCACAGTGAAATCTTGGGCATAAGTAAACTCAACGTCAGCTACGTATTTTTGACCGGGGTCATCAGCGGCATTTTCTCCTGGCTGTATCAAAACTATAGCTGCTTTTTTTTCGCTGGAATTCAACGTGCTGAGAGTAATACCACTGCCAACAGTCCGAGAATAAATAGGCGGACTAATCGAACCATCTGGCAACACTTTACAAACAGAAGCTTTGACGGTTAACCCGGTCAAATTAGCACCAGCAATCGGTCCCACAACTACCACGCTATCCGATCGAACAAAAACAGGCTGCTCGGCTCCATCAAATTTCATATTGTTACTTTCGTAACGCATATCTATGTAAAGCGAGTTTGCCATAGTTGTTATCCGTTAAAAATTAAAATACCACGATCAATCGGGTAATTGATTCTAGAATTACCGATTTCAAATTCGTACTCTGCCTCAAATTCGCGGGCAAATTCTGCAAAAAGAGTTTCAGTTCGATCTATAAAGATGTAACCGATGTAAGTTGTCAAACCTCCGGGCTGTACAGTTTCTGAATCAACCTCTAAACCGCCGGGGGCAATGTTTTCGAGCTTGTCTATCAATTCCAGCCTTTGCAAATTAAACAACTTAAATCTTGCTTTAAGATTTGACAGTTTGCGTCCTAGCAACTCAAACCTAATTTGCAATGATTGACCTTTTTGTAATGGCTGATTTTGCAAAGGTTTTCCGTTAAGCCAAAGTTGACCTTCAGGAGCAATAACCGCAGGCATTGAGGCAACTCTGTCGCAAACAGTTTGAGTTGATTGCAGTCCGATCGCATTGACAACTCTTTCTCTGGTTGCAATAGCCGAGCTAGTTACAGCAGTTTTTGCGCTCATGTCAAGCATATTTCTATCTCGACCTAATGCCAATGTAATCGCGTTAGTTACTACAAATCCACTAGCGACTGCATGACGATTTCGGACTATCAGTACCTCGTCTGCTTCTGTAAATGTTGTGGCTGTTGCCGTCGCTGTTGCAAATTGAGTAGGCATTACGCAGCATCCAGTCCGATCGTAATTTTAGTCAGCGTAAACGGATCGCCAGCGTCTACAGTTTTTAGCGGAGTATCAAAAACACCACCTACTTGAAAGTTTCCAGCAGTAGGTGCGTCATGTAAGCCCCAATGAGTTCGCAGACCTTGGGCAACAGTGGCAGGAGCAAACGAGAAAGGTATAACAGTTGAAATTTTGCCGCTTGTCGCCGCGCCAAAAGCTGTCCCATTAATAGCTACAGGTTGGCGACTATATACACTGTCTGTCGGCTCTGTACCTCCGATCGTTGGCGAAACATTTGGGGTAGGTGCGCTGCTATAGTGAGCAACCGACAAAGTAGGAAACAGCGGCAACGGGATACTGCGGTACAAGTCGTTGAGGATTGCATTTTGCAGGTTCAGTGACATAAACCCAGAATCAAATCTATGCAGCAAGCCACCTGCCAGCACAATTAAGGAATCGTTGACCTCAATCAATTCCCCATCATCCGGGATGAAATAAGCGAGGCAACTACCACCGCTAGCACTGTCAAAAACTCCAAAAGCAACAATGTTACCGTTCCAACCGGTAGACCTTGGGAATACCAAATTTTTAATAGTTGTTGTCGAACCACCTACAGGCGCTTGCCAATCTTGAGCAGTCATCATAATTCTGGTTGCACCGGTTGGCTCTGAACCAGGGCCTTGCTTGGAGGGCATTGTCAGAAACGGTGCAAGGTAAGGAGTGCCAGTATTTTTTTGCTGACCCCGAAAAAGGTGGTTGAGGTAGATATTGCTACCTGTATTTGTTAAATGTCCAACTGCCATTATTTTTTAGACTCCTCAACCATTGGGCAACTAGACTTGCCAACTCCACAAATCACATTGTTGTAGCCGTCTGTCTGTTTCTTGCCGCCGCATTTCGGGCAAACTGTCAAACCCAAAACTTTGAAATAATCCGACGCAAAATCAGCTTCTACTGACAGTGGTGGAGTTACTTTTGAGTTATCACTTGGCTTTTTAACACCAGCTTCAACTTTTGGTTTTAAAGGGGCTGGATCTGGCGTTTCCAGTGTTTGCGGAGATAGCGAATTTTCGAGACTAGGAGGAGGCGTAGGGCTTGCGGGCATATTATTAGACCTTTGTTGTTGAACTGCGAACTTCATAAACCCTAAGCTGTTCTTCACTACCGACAGCGCGAGCCACCTCGTTAGGCAATAGAGTACGATTTGGGTCAACATCCAAACCAGTTGCATTTGCATGGATTTTCCAAATCAATGCTCGCATCCGACCGAAATCGGTATCATCAGACTCCCGAATTTCCATCGGCATAGATTCAGCCATACCCAACGCATCGGCACCGAAAGCAAAACTCGATCGAGTAATAACAGGAGTGCCACCCAAAGTCTCTGTCTGAACACCGGGAGAACCGGGTAAACCAGAACTGATATTAGTAGATTCAAAACAGTGGAACCCACGAACCCGACCTTTGTAACCGTTGACTTTGCCCATGTATTCTTGGCGAGTCTTCAGTTGGAGCATATTAGTCAAGCCTTCGACTTGGGAGTTATCCGCATATTGGGATTTCTCAGTCATGTCGTTTTCTAAAGATGTAAAATGGTCAGCAGTGCCGACAAACAGGAAACAACCATCGTCGAGAGGTGGTACTTTGTCGTTAACCATTCGAGCTCGCAGCGACCCAAAAAAGTTCATTGTCAATTGACCGCCACCGCCCGCCGGAACTCCAGCAGCAGTATTAACAACGGTTCCGTTGTTGTTGTAAGCTACAACCGTTGAAGAAAGCAGTATTTCAAACAGCAGCAAATCTTCCCACATCCCGTAGTTGTAACCAATTCGTTCCTGCACCAGTCGCTCGATATCAATGATGGTCACAGCGTTCACCAACTCATGGATACCTAACGGTTCCACAACAGCATCTTTACCCATACCCCATTCCAAAATCGGGACAGGAAACGCCGTTGCCGTTTAAGTTTTGGCGAGTAGGACGATCGGATGCCCGGAGTCAAACGCCAATCAGAAGAAGTTACGCCAACATTAAGATGTCGAACGCGAGGAACCAAAACCGTTTGATTGATCGGGATACCCGTATAAATCTCTTTATTACAGAATTGCCACAGAACAAAACGGGCGCTGTGTTCAATCCGCACAACTTGGCTGAGGTATTCGCGAAGCGCGATCGGGAAATTAGCAAAAGTTGTTGGTGCGTCCTTTCCGTTCCAGGCTTGGTTCCGACCTTGCAGCAATCCGTGTTGACGGGCGATCGCATCAATACCTTCGCGCAACACCTTGCGATTTTCAACGAAAAATTGATCGGTGTACCGCGAATTTCGCTGTACATAACTGCCTGTAGGCGTGGTAACCAGTCGAGCTTCAGTTGTGTTTTTGTCTTTACATCGGCGCTCAAATTCTTGCACCGCATCTTTCGGCGACATTCCCCCACGAGTTGACAGAGGCGCGATAAATGCGGTTTGGCTTGGCGCGCGATCGCTTTCCGGTGCAGCGTACCCAAATTGCGAAAATACGCGAGCGTAAGTATCGCGTTGTTTGCGCTCAGTTTCAACTTGCGCTTGTAACTTTTCTTGTTCTTTCTGAGCAGCGTCTTCGATCGCGTCTTGTTGTTTCTTTGCTTCGGCAAGGCTATCTTGAGCTTGTTGCAGTTGCTGCTGGAATTGGGCGGTTTCTTGCCTGATTCCCCCATCAATCAGCATTTTGAGCTGGGTTTCCGTGATAGTCAGAGTCCCGTCATCGTGAAAAGTCATGGGCGCGGGCGGAAGATGCGTCCCCTGAGAATCGCTTGCCTGTTGTGGTGGCGCGCTTGTAGATTCATCGCTGCCGACTATCCTACCAATTGGTGGCGGGGGAAGCTGCTCAGGCGGAATGTCTTCGTTGTTAGAAAGGCTGTCAGAGCCTTGAATTCTTCCGCGCTGCTGCTGTTTGAAACTGTTAATTCGCGCTATACCATCAATTTCTGTATTAATTTTCCTTACATTTGCTGTTTTTGCAAAACCTTTACTCATATCAAAAAACTGAAATAGTTAATTTCAATGTACTTGCAAAACTTGAGCGTGACACAACAATATGACGTTTTGCTATAATTTTGACAAATTAGTATTTATTACGCATCATGAAACCTATAACCGTTACTCTCGGTGAACAAATCAAAATTTTTCGGCGCAGGGCAAACTTAACCCAGAAAGAATTTGCTGAACAACTGAATATCTGCCACACAACTCTTTCGCGAGTAGAAACTGGACAGCGCGTACTTGATCATTCAGAGATTCTTGCTTACGCTGCAACACTGAGCATAGACCCGCTAATACTTTTAAATACCGTTCCCAACAACGGCTGTCGCACCTGGAAGGTTCGCAATAAGCACCGAGGATAGCTCGCCCAAATCGTACAGCCCATCGCGAATGTAATACGGCGCCACCAAATTCGGATCTTCGCCCCAAGCATCCCAACCTCCAGGGATGTAATGCGGGCAATTTTTGTACGTAAAGCTTGTTTCACAAATTGGGCACAGGTAATCTTCAAATGCAAACCCTCCTAGCGAAACCGCGCGCCCAATGCCCATGCTTAGGCGCTGCACGATCGGGCTGTTGATCGGGAACGCAACAGTAGCTAGTACCTGCACAAAACCCTCTTTTTTTAATATTTCTGAATTGATCTTTTTGTTACCTGCGGCTGAAATTAAGTTGTTTGGCGCGGTTTTTTCATTAAAAATCTTTCCTTCAATTACCAACCCTTGAGTTTTTGCAATGTCTTCCCAATCGTGGTCAAGAGTGTGGGGGACGCCCATTGTATCCAGCATTTTGGCTAAAATTACTAAATCTTTTTCCCTCCATTTCCCTCGCCCTCGATTTACCAAATTGTCGGCAACTGTAAATTTCACAACTGTCAACTTTTCAGGGTTAACTGGAGGAAAACCCGCAGGTATAAATTGATTGACTTTTGCTATTTGCTGTTGGGTTAACGACGGAAAAACACCCGTTATTATAGATCCAGGAATTGTCTCTTCAGTTTCGACAATAGCAGGAATAGCAAATTTTAAATCAGAAGCCATTTTACCCACAATAACACCTTTTCTGTTGGGTGTATCTAATTCAATTAAATACCCCAAATTTTGAGGGGAAGCTTGAATGTCTAAATGTATTCCGGGAATTAAACCTCTGTCAAATATTTCAAAAATTCTTCCCGTTGTTTTTCCCACAACAGATTCCCAGCTAACTCGATCACCAATTTTAAAAGCTGTTTTTGAAACAAAACCTTGTTCAACAACCTGAGAATTTATAATTTCAATACTCATACTTAGTAACTCCAATATTTTACTTAATACGAAAAGCTTTCAAAAAGGATAAACTGGTTTTATTTTGTACCCAATCGAGTTTGAAAGCTGTTTGACAAGTTCCTGTTTGTAACTCCGCAAATCGCAGCTTCGATTTTCTTTCCACTCTATCACGTCAAGTTTTGTCATTCCCGTAGACGCTTTGCGGATCTCTTCCGCATTTGCATCTAATTGCTGTATAAGTTCAATTGTTTGTTGCGCCATTTGCTCAGAAGTGCTTTCTACTAAATCGCACAACAAATCAATCGTTATTTTAGACGTAATAGGTAATTCCAAATACCTAAGTATTTTTCCCCTGTCTGTTGTTGATATTGGCATTACCCTACCTCTAACAATTGCGATTTGCCGTTTTTAATGGCTTCCAATCCTTCTCGAACATTCCGATCGCTGGCAGTTGTCAACCAGTCTAACTCTTTCCTAAGTCGCGTTGAATCTAAATCTTCTATTCCTAAATTGTTAGATTCTTCAGCTTCCAAAGGGTTTAATTGAGTTTCAAACTGATTTACGTACAGTTTTGGCCACACAATTCTGTACAACCATTTATTTTTTTCGATGCCGTGCAAAGCTAATTCTAAATTGCATAAATGTTTAATAACTGAATATGTAATTAAAGCGCGATCGCCGTTTAAGCTGCGCGCGTAATTGAGCATCGGTTGCGTAGCAATATCGTTAGCCCCTCCCCAACTGTAACCCATTAGATACAGCGGAATTTTTGATTTGCGGGCTATCGCTAATTGAAATTCTTTCAAAACAGCTATCAATCCTGAAAAGTCTGGATTTGTAGTAGATAATTTTTTCAAGTCTGCGCCATTCATCAAATAATAATCAGTGATGTTACCGCCTCGCCGCATTCTTTCTCGGTGAGCTTCCTTGTAAGCCTGCATATCGTCTTTGCTGTATTCACAGGGCATCAAGTGCAAGTTTGGATTTGTACCCGTAGCTCTGGCTGCATTTGGCAGATCAAATTTGATATTTTCTAATTTTTCCCAATCTTCGATCGACTCGTAAAAAAGCGATCTGCCGTACAAATGCGGGGGGCGCCACCGATACCGTGCGTGCGCGCAGGCGATTGGGTGAAAATTTAAGGCACTGGATTCGTTGGAAAGTTGTGCTCTCTGCTGGAATCCCAAAAGTTCTCCGTTCGGGTTTTCAATGCGGAACATTTCAAAAGTTGGCGGAAACAGCACCCGCTCGATCCTGTTAGTTTTTGTGTTCACGCCGATTGACAAAAACCAATCTCCCCATGCCATCAACAATTCCGGCCCTGCATCTAACATCAGTCCCCCAATTACTTCTTCCCGCAACCGCTGTAAAATTTTGTAAACTTCCGGGTCGATCAGGGTTTTGTTGTCGTTAAGCGTCGGTGCGATGTCCCAGCCACGATCGTCTCCAGTGGGATTGCTCCAAATTGCTTCACGCCTCAAATCAAGAGCCAAAGTGATTTCAGGAGAACTCTCAATCATCTCTACTAACTTGCGAGTACGCCCGTCGCTGCGGATAATGGGTTCCCTAATTTCCAAATCGTACTGCCGACCGTAAAGCGAGTCGCTGTCGTACCCTGCCTGAGAAATCGGCTTTGATCGCCCGCCAACTACGGTGCGGGTGTAGTTAGTGATAAGCTGCCAAATATTCTCTAGCAGTTTGTTTCGGCCGGGAGTGGGTAAGGGCGATCGCATTAAGTTTAAGTTAAAATTAAAATATGATTGATCGGGAGGGTGGCGGAAAGTATACGCACCATGTTTAGAGCGTGGCGCCGAGCACCATGTTTAGAGCGTGGCGCTGAAAGGTTTGAGGGTTCAAGACCCTCCTCTCCCATTTATATATATTTTACACTTGATAATTTTAAATCAATCAAAATCTGCGGCAAGAATTTCCTTACTTAGCGCGTGATACGCGCCGGAACTGGCATCTGTCAAGTCGCTAATTTTTGGTTTGCGGATTTCGTTGAAAGCATAAAGCGCGTCAATGTAAACACCGTTCCAATCTCCCCTCAACAACTTTACGTTACCGCGCATAAATTCAGACGCTAGCGGTTTTGCCCTGGTAATTTTATCTCCCAACGGTTTTACCGCAGCAGCGGAAAACTTTTCAAGCAGCCCTTTAAGGTGCGCCGCGTCTCTAATCCCCGCCGAGCCTCCCTCCAATTCCCAACAAACTTGCACGTTCCGACCATCTTGTTTAGCTGTTGCTTCAATCAAAGTATCAGCTTCGGCAGGAGAAACGTGTTCGGCGATCGCATCCAGCACGTAATAAATACCATCAACTTTTTTCATTTTAACCCCAGCAGTGAAAAATGCGGATGATTTTGTACTTGCTGCTAAGTCCCAAAACCTTACAATTCGACCGCCCGCAGGTACTCGATCGACAACCTCAAACCACTCACGCTTAAATACCGCACCCGCGCCTTTAGCCTCAAACGGAATGCAGTCTAACTCTTCTCGGGCATTAATGCCGTAGTCTTTCCGCAATTGTTCGATCCAAGCGTGTTCACGCTCGATCGACCATCGTTGATTTGAAACCAGACAGATGCGGTGGTACAATCCATCGGCGATGGCAGTATCTAAGTCGTAGCGATGGTAGGAGTAGTTGAGTTCCCCGGTTTTGCACTTCTCAATTAGTTGGTTGAAATAGTTGTCTTTTCCGTTGTGGGTGCTCCAAATCGCAACTTTGCCGCCCCACATATTGATAGCCAGCGCCGCCTTAATCAGTTCTTCCAAGTCGTCGTGGAATGCTGCCTCGTCAATCCGCAACCGTCCCTTCTTTGATCGCAAGTTCGCTGGACGCGACGACAACGCTGTGACTTTGAACCCAGAGTCAAACCGGATAGTGTAAGCAAGAATGTTTTTGTCCGGTTCCTCAATGACCGATTCGTTGATACCAGAACAAGCTAGATTGTACGCCCGCGCCCAGTACGCAACATCTTCTATATATTGGCGGCTCATGTCGAAGTTATAGCCAACATACCAAGAGTCGGAACCGTTGATTTCAGCCGCTACTAATGCCGAGTCAGCAGCATCTGCCCAACTAATCCCGATCCGCCTCGACTTCTCGCAAATCTTAATCGGACTCCTGTCCCGGCTCCACATCTGCTGATATTTCAAGAGCATCGGCGGGCTGGATGCCCAAAAGGTGCTGTCGAATAAGTGCTGCTGTTTCGGGGGTGAGTCCAGTAATTGCAGCTTCCGTACTGTCGGGGAAAATTCCCGCAACCGCCTGTCTAATAACGAGCTTAATGTTGTTAATTTCACTTTGTGCTAAATTTAATAACGATCGAGGGAGCCACCCTGCATTTACGAAAGCGGTAAAAGCTTCAAGCTCGTCTGATGGTTTGCCAAGAACTCGATCAAGAATTTTGACCGGAGTAGGAGATCGAACTTCCCTAACCGTTTTTTTTACATAAGAGCCAAACTTGTCAGAAGTTCCTTCTTCAATTATTGTAATTTTTGTGACAGTCCCATTCTGCAAATAACTTTCTAAAACTTTATCTGCTTGCAATTTTAGCGTTTCATGCCTCCGAAACAAACGCTCTTGCTTTGCTTCTTCTACGAGTCTAGCAAACTCAGGGCGATTACGCATCCATGTATAAAAAGCTTCTTGACTAATTCCGGCATTTTTGCAAGCGCGTTGGTTACAGCCATGTTCCACTAACTCTTTCTGGATAACGTCCAGCTTAGCTTGAGTGTATAAAGTGTTTCTTCCTCTTTTGGTTTTCATCTTGGATTTAATACATTTAATACAGTAAATTCTAGCTTAATTTATTTAAATTCTGTATTAAATGTATTAAACAATAAAATTGTTTGATGAATTAATTAACTATAATTGTGCCATTATAAACTTGCTCTTAGAAGTAACCAAAAGGAGCCGGAATATATTAACAGACTTGAGCCTCCTCAACCACGGGAGGCTTTTGTGTTTACCTGATCGCCCGCCAATCAATCTTTACACCTGCCACAAATTCAAGGTATAATCTACCTAAATTACCCCAGACATTATGAACATAATTACTGAGACCGTATCTAAAATAATGCACTTAGGTAGCTCAGAGGAGCCTACCAAGGAAACTGAATCCGAAGAACAACCAGGGAAAGAACCTAAATCAAAAGAATTAAAACCGGAGGAAACCCCACAAGAACAACCTGCGCCAGAACCTGCACCGGAACAAACCACACCTGAGCAACCAACTGAGTCGCAAATACAAAAACCTATGCCCCCAGAAGGGCAGCGGCTACCTCCGAACGAACGAGTCAACGCTGCTTACAAGCTGGTCTATGGCGAGAATGCTGAGATTCCGATCCAGCACGAGTCGATCGCCACCGACCAAGATGCTGATTGGCACATCCGCAGCTATATGGGCGGTTTGTTTGCCACACCGAACGACCATCCACTGACTCAAAAGTTTAACGATTTGGAAGAGTTGCTGGAATGGTTTAACGAGACTTATCCAGCGGCAGCCAGGGTTGAATAACAGTTGCTCGTCGGTCTCATAAACTGACTTTCTGGTAATTCGACTCCACCCCCGACTTTATTTGATAATTATTAAAAAATGACAAACTCTGAGCGACGACAAACTGGCGGAAGGGTTGGCGGTAGTGACTTTTCAAGCAGTCAAACTCCAAAACCTTGCGAAGAAGAAACAGAAACAAAAGTAGAGCCCCCAGAAAAACCTAGTGTTTTTGGTAATACTATAAAATTTACAAAAATCGTTCATCTAAATAACCATTAAGGGTTAACAATACTTGAATTATGAGGGATAACGGTGCGTACTTCGTCCGCCCGTTGTTCTTAACAATTGCATTGTTAATCCACTGCAACCCTTGCTATGCAAGGGAGACTGGCGAACTGCGTCCGCCACTGCTTTTGACAATTACATTGTCAAATCGCTCAAACCCCCACAGGGAGAGGGATAACCGTGCGGATTTCATCCGCCCGTTATCCCTCATAATTCAAGAAAGCCAGAGCAAATCTCAGTCGCAGACTTTCTTTCCCGAATCGTTTTTCTTGGACGACGGTCGCTACACCCCTGAAGCGATCACAACTCTTAAGGCTGTTTTTAAAACCGGGAGCGATCAACTACACAAAAATTGAAAAGACAAAATTGGGGAAGCCTTAATCGCAAAAGTCTGAAACTATTACCAGTTAAGCGCTTCACAGTCGAAAGCGGCAGATTGCTAATCTGTTAAGGGTGTTAACATCCTTCGAGGGTTCAAATCCCTCCCTCTCCGTTCTAAGTTGTTAAGTAAGCCCACCTAAAAAAACAGAAGACCCAGAGCCCCGACTTCTCGAAGAAGTCGGGGCTCTAAAAGCGATCGCGTTTTACCGAAAAACTGGGTTTAAAGCCTCGCCCATAAGCAGGCGACTTTTCTTCCTGCAACCTATTGATCGAGTCTTCAATCAATTGAGTCATGGTCTTGCGCTTTTGTTTGGCAACCATTCTGATACCAATTCACTATGAAGTTGCACTTAATATAGCTTCAAGGATATAGTCCCAACCACAGAGAGATAAAACTTCTTCATTAGTGAAAGATTTGATAATTCTATTTACCTGTTCTCTGAGTTTATCTAAACTCGAATAATTTTCCGACTTGAGGTCTTTTTTTGTATGCTCCCACAATCTTTCAATCGGATTTAATTCAGGACTATAGGCTGGTAAATATATTGGCATTACATGGTCAGCCCAGTCTAATAATAGAGCTTTATGGAACCTACCATTATCCAT